GATGAAATAAAATCTTCAAAAGTGTCAATTGATTTCATTGCACGATTTACTTCCTGTAAAGGAACCATAAAAATACGTGCAGCATCTCTAATTACACCCTTATCTTTAAAATAAGTGTAGGTTGAAATAGAAGCAACATGCTTAAACTTTTTCTTTAAATAATCTTTGACTTCTTTTCTTCTGCGATCTTCAAAGTCTGTATCGATATCTGGAAAGTCATTGCGCTCTGGGTTAATAAATCTAAAAAACAGTAGATCATATTTAATTGGATCTACGTCTGTTATTCCTAGTGTGTAACATACCAATGAGCCTGCTGCCGATCCTCGTCCTGGACCAACTCTAATGTCATTTGTTTTTGCCCAGTTAATCATATCAGCAATAACTAAAAAATAAGATGCAAAGTTTTTAGATGCAATCACACCAAGCTCTTCTTGTACTCTATCAATATAAACTTGATTATCTCCAAAGCCTAGGGAATTTAATCCGTCATAAGCCATATCCCTTAATTTTTCATCTGCATCTGTTTTAGGAACAGGAAGAAGATCTAAATTTTGACTAAAATTGTAGTCTCCAATTTTATCTGATATCTCTATAGTGTTTTCATAGATGTCTATTCTTGTTATTCCAGCCTTATTAAAATCAGACTCTATCTCAGAACGACTTTGAATAAATAAATTCATATCTTGAAAAGAAATTCTACGATCTGGATAAAGGTAATTAAACCTTTCCATCATATCTTTTATGTTACGAGACATATCAAAATCAGAGTCTTTGTCTATTTTGGGTGAAGTAGAAAGAATAAGTAATGCTTCTTCAAGAACTCTATCTTCTTCTTTAGCAAAATGTGCGTCACCTGTTGCAACAGATTTAATCCCTAGCTCATCCGCTAAATCTAATAAAGCATTATTTATTTCTAGCGGATTGTGAGATTGTACCTCAACATAAAAATCTTCTTGAAAAGTTTTCTTAAAGTCTTTGAGCATAAGTCGTGCTTCAGACATATCTCCTTTAGCAATAGCCTTGCTAATAAGTCCATTAAGACATCCAGACAATACAATAATGCCTTCTGCATATTCCCTCAAAATTTCTTTATCTATACGAGGCTTATGATAAAAACCTTCGTTCCACGCAATTTCTTGCAGAGTATTAATGTTTTCTAAACCTTTTTTGTTTTTAGCCAACAATATAATGTGGTTATAAGCTTGAATAGATTTATCTGTTTTGGAAGATCTGTCAAACCTATCTGTGGGAGATATGTAAGCCTCTACCCCAAGAATAGGTTTGATTCCTAAATTTTTAGCGGCTATCTGCATTTCTCTATGAGAAGACAAAGTCCCATGATCAGTTATTGCAATTGCTGTTTGTCCAGCATCTAAAGCAGCTTGACATAATTCGGCAGGAGAATTAAGACCATCCATTAAAGAATAGTAACTATGCACATGTAAGTGTGTAAATGACATCTTAATTCTCCGCCAAAATCATATTACCAGTCTAAATTGCTGCTAGTAGCAGAATCAGATTCTGGTTCATGACTTCCGCCTTCACCATTAAAGAAAGCTTCTTGTTCCGTGTAAGGCATGTCACGAACAGCCAAAGTCTCTAGGTCATAGAGTTCTAAGGTAGAGTCATCAAACTTCACTTCATCTTTTGCAAGAGGAATAATAGTATAGCTTGTGTCTGTTTTTGTTCCTGTACGTTTAATACGCCACATGAGATTTGTGATAGATCCCATTTCTCCAGCATATTCAATTAGTGTAGGTGTAATTGTTTTCCCGCTTGAACCTTGGGAAAGAATTGCAACATATGGCTCTTCTTTTCCATCATCAATTAAAACATTCATGTAAAGTCGTGAACGACCTTTCCATCCTGCCTTGTAGTCTTTACGGTGTTGCTCACAACCATAACACTTTCCTTGGTCTTCCATTGAGCATAGCGCCTTGCGCTTATAATCTTTTGGGTTAGTGTGCTCTACTGCAATAAACCCTAGTCCGTTTTTTTCGTTATAGGATGGTGAATCTGGATCGAGTTCCTGCAAAAACCTTACTTTAACGCTTTCTGCATCTTCCAGCTTTGCCCAACGTGCTTTGGTGCCATCGCCACTTGGTTGTGGCCTGTCCATTACTTGATTTAGTCCTTTTAACCCTTTTACGATACCCATGTTATCCTCTTCTTATTTGTAGGTGATGGTATAGATCCATCTGTTATTTTATTATATCATATCCAAGAACGATATTCAATATCTGATACTGAGTTTTTTATACAGTATTTGATCTCTTCATCTGTTAAGTCCCCTGCATCTTTTGCATCATGTGGATAAACTTTATTGTAATCAAATGCTGCCCACATAATATCTTTGTTCCTTAATTTGCTTGAAATTGACTTTCCTAATTCTCTTCCAGCTTCATCAGCATCAGTCATTATGATGATCTTGTTAAAAAATCTATTCAATAAGTTTTGTTGTTCATTAGATAAAAATCCTCCTAAAGTAGCAACTACATTTGGGAATCCAGCTTGATGAATTCTTATAGCATCAAAGTTAGACTCACACACAATTACTTGCTCTCCAATTTTCTTTGCCCTATGAACATTGAACAATGTCTTGCTTTTAGGAAGGCTAGTGCTATTTTTAAAAGATTTACCCTCTATAGATCTTCCCACTAACCCAATTGGTTTTCCGTCTGGACTGTGTACTGGAGTGATAACCATGCTCATTGATGATGAATATCCTAGTCCAAAATGATCTGAGGAATCTTTATCTATTCCCCTGCTTTTTAAATAGTTTATTGCTAGGATATTAGAGCCTAATTCTGTATGAAGCCTATCTAGTATCTCCTGAGAAAACTCTTCAAACTTTGGCTTGTCTTCTAGCATATCTGACATTAGCTCATCAAAATTATTTAGTGACTCTGTTTCTTTATTTGCTATTAGCCTTAATGATTCAAAGTCATTCTTGTGCATAGTTCTTTTAATTAATTCAATCAGGGTTCCAACCTCACTGCATGCTGGATTAAAACAAATAAATGCTCCAGATCTTTGGCTTACGCTAAAGCTAGAGGTATTTCTATTAGAATGAAATGGGCAATAGCATAGAAAGTCATTTCCAGTTTCACCAACAATATCTAAACCGATTTCTTTTAATATTGATTTGATGTGGCTGGGGGCATACTCCGTGGTATTAATTTGTTTTGAGTTGTACCCTCTAATTGCCATGACTTCTTCTTTCCTACATATATACCATGAAGAGTCATTAAGAATCTCCATGTCTCGCCCGTAAACTCTATTGAGAATGCTGGGTCCATATCTAAAACTCTTATATAGCCTTTGCCACGCATGTCTTGTACCAACAAGTTTTCATACTGTGGCCTTAAACTTATAAGTTGTGCATTGTCATAAAACTCTACTTCAATTTGAAATCTTTTAATTTTTTTGTGCGTCATTGGCAAAAGGGTTTTCATAAATTTCTTTGACAATACCTCTGTTGATATCCCAATCTAAAAATACTCCAAAGTCATGTCCATGTCTATTTTTTCTAGAAACAATTTCAATCATATCGGTACCCTTGTACTTATGAATAGCCATAGCCATATCTGCATCATACTCAATTGCTTTAGACCATGCAACCTGACTCATCATTGGAGGGTTATCTTGATCTGTAATATCATCTGCTGTGGCAGCAGTAATATCGATAATAGGAATATTGTTTCTTACCGCTAAGTTTTTAAACTCACGAGAAATATTCATATTGCGTTCTGTTGGTGCCTTAGAATTATTATTATCTGTAAATAGCTGATGGTAATCAAGGATAACAATGTCTGGCTTATGCTGATCAATCTTAGCTTGAATAGCATTTGGAGTTACGTTTCCAGAGCCTTCATTTGAAACTAAAATAAACTTATTCTTGTCCGCAAACTTTTTACTAGACCATGTTCTGAAGTCATCAATATTAATATCGCCTTTAGAAAAATCACTGGCCTTAAATAAACCAGATCCAAGCATAGTATAAATACGATCACGCATATTCTCTGGAGTCATTTCAAGAGAAACAATCATTGGCTTAAATCCTTGCTCCCAAGCTTTGCAAGCTAAATATGAGGTAAACCATGTCTTTCCTCTTCCTGGCCAACCAATGGCTACGATAAGGTGTCCTGGAGCCATTCCAGTGGGGTATGCTAAATCGATTGACTGAAATCCTGTCCTAATACCTGGAGAGCCACCCATCTCGTCTGTACGGACCTTCAGAGCCATTAAATGCTTAATTGCATTATCTGCATCAGTTACATCTAGGTCTCTTACGTTATTAGTATATTTGTTTAAACTAGAAAGCTGAGATTGCAATTCTCCAATTACTCTGGAGGCTACATCTTCTTTTAGCATTGAGCCGCCTCGAATAAGAATACTCTTTAGTTTATGAGAAAGAAATTCATTCTTAAGATTATCTAAATAGTATGCTGTTTCTGCAGTAGCATTTAAATCTGGCTCAAAGTCTTTAAACTTTTCTTGCAGTATTCCAACTTCAGGTATTGCCTTAAACTTATTGTAATAGGATTTTAATCCATCCCAAACATCTCCGTGGGAGGTAAATAACTCATCTACATTTTCAGCCATGACTGTGCTGATATCTTTATTCTTGCATATAGCAGAAATTAACGTAGCTTCTGTATTCATAATCCGCCTTCTTCCACCATTTTTTTAGTATGCTCTCGCAGTAAACGACGAGTTTCAAAATCTTTTTTTAATTCTATCCTAGCTTGATCCATTTTGTCAAAGTTATAATAGAAGAACTGTAGAGGGTGGCCAGTTTTTTCTAATGAAAAATAATAGCTTAATAGATCTGAGGCTTTATCAAATCCAACGCTATCTATTACATCCTGCATAGCCCATTTTTCTCTAAATTTATTTAAAGTAGCTGGCTTATTATATTTATCTCTATACAAGTTTTGATAAAGCGTCATAAGGATATATGGCTCTTTATTATTTGCCATTCTTAAGCTCTTCTTCTACCTCACTTGTTTTTTGAATTAGCTTGCTTTCTACAAAAGCGTATATTCTTTCTGTGGCAGCATCTACTGTTTCTCCCTGCCTAACATCATCTTCAATGCCTACGCCAATCTTAATGCTCTCATAGTTACCTAAATTTCTAGTAAATGATAGATCTACTTTAACTCTTGTTGTCATTACTCCGCCTTCCATACTGGTACAAACCCGCTGTCTGTCTTAGTATACAATATAAAACTATGTTTGAGAAGAGCTAATAGCTCAGCTTTAGATGGAACATTTTTGGAATGCCCAGACTCCAAAATATACTCATGTAAGTCAAGTACATCCTTATCGCTAAACATATACTTATACCAACCTTGGCCTGGCTCATTGCCTATTGGATAAATTTTTTGAGGAGTCTTAATTTTTTCCTCTAAAATATAATCTTGAATTGTTACTCTATGCTTGTTAAGCATATTTCCTACTTGAACAATGCTATAGGCATTACCCATGCTTTTATTTACTTCAGAGTATGGGTACAAAACTCTTTTATTGTCTGGATAACACCACGCAAACAACTGGTCTTTTGCTCTTGAAGAGCTTAAAACTTTATGTATCTTTTCGTTTAAGAAGAAATACCGTATCGCTTTGAGTGATCTTCTTCTATATTTTCCAGCCATTTTCCCAACTTATTTGTATTCTTATTCATCATCCAGCGCTTGCCGCACATGATGCAAAACAACTCTATATGCATTTTTTGAGAGAATACCCTATCTACAAATACTCTGCCTCTGCATTTATCACAAGTTATCATACTTGAAATACTTTTCCATCTACTACGCATGAGTAATCTGGGGAAACATGAATCATCTGAATGTGTGGATAGTCATTAACAATATGAGCAACCGCAAATCCTTTTTGCCAATCATGGTGCTGAGTATACTTCATGCCTGGACCCTTTTCATCACACATGTGACCAATCTCATATCCACGAAGAACTTCTCCTTGTCCATTGTTTCTGAGTTCATAAGTTACCATATGAGAAGCAATTCTATGAGAGTGTCCTCTAATTAAAGATACCTGCATGTCTTCCATATCTTTTTTTACTGATCCACCTGCTGCAATTGAAAGTCCGTGGTGGACGTGAATGTCTCCAAAACGACGCTTTGGAAGTGCATCATAAAATATATAATCGTAGCCTAAAGAATCTAAACTCCACAAAGCTTCTGGTGTTACTTCTTTTGCATAATCTGGAAGCTTCTTGTCAATATAATCAAATATTCTGATGTCGTGATTTCCTAAAGCAGAAAACAATTGAGCTTGTGGAAGCATTTCTCTTGTCTTTGCATAAAAATCTCGTGCGCCTTTTGCTTCATGTCGCATCATTGGAACAATTAAATCACGACTATCATCTTTGTGAAGTTGCATAAATTCTGCAGAACGCCCTTCAGTATATTTACTATAACATGCTTGATCATCTGTATCACCAAGGTAGTCTACAACATCTGGCTTAAACCACTTCATAACCTTAAACCAAAGCTCAATCATTTTATCATCTTGATAGGGGAATTGCTGATCAGATGAGAGCATCCATTTTAAATCGTTAGACATTATTTCCTCAATGTTAATAGGCCATGAATATTCATGGCCTATACGCTACATCAAATTGTAGCATATGGGTTTAGATTGTCAATACTTTATATTATCCTACAGCAATCCATTGAACATTTACTTCCCCGTTTGAGGTTGCTCCAATTGGAAGCATGCTTATTGTAAATCCAGAAGCTGTTAGAGATGTAACTACTGGAAGATATTTATGCTTTAAAAAGTTTGCAGTGCTTGCTTGCCATATGGTGCATGTTATATTTGGCTGAGCATTAAAAGGTGCATCAAATGTTACTGTTGCCTTGCCTGTACCTGCAGTATTTACTGGAACCTTAAGTCTGCTAGATTTAATGCTTTTAGTAACTGGTGCATTTTCTGATCCGCCAGTTTCAAATGTTGCATTTGATAGCTTATTAATTGTATTGATGTTGGCTATAATACTTCTCATTACTTCTGAGGTAATAGGGTCCCCATCATTTATCTGCATTGGTTCTAGTTGTGCTGCCATCTATTTCTCCTCAGACTCCATATTTTTTTGTGTTTCTTGAAGCTGTGTGATTTCAGCACGAAGAATTGCAACATGAGTCTCATATTGTGAGACTAGTTGGCCTATGCGTTCTTGTAAAGCTTGTACTACTAGTTCTAATTTATCCATTATATCTCCTTTTTGATTTAATTAAGAATACCATTATGATTCAAGTACGTCAAGCCTGGCAGAAATAGATGTTAGGGCAGAGCTAATCTCTTGTATTGCTGAAACAATATATGGAATTAGATTTGTTGTCATGACTGATTGATAATCTGGATCTCCATTTTCATCTACCCCATCTTTTGCTCCCTGCACAAAATCTGGAAACGGTTCGGCAAACTCGTGTGCAATAAAACCTATCTGAGTGTTACGCTCAGAGTCTGATTTCATAATAAAGGTTCTTACTTTAGCCATATTAATTTTTTCAAGCCCGCCAGAGTAATCTTGTATATTGTCTTTTAGTCTATAATCTGAAGGACCTCTAAAAGAAGGAGTCCCAGTACTTATATTTATGCCTCCAGCATCAGACATACTATTAAAACTTGATGAGTACATGAATCTAATAGCTTCTACTGTTCCGCTTGTTGCATATCTTCCAAACCAACCTGCAGGCCCATCAGTTCTTTTTGTAACCATAGATCCATTAGGGTTTAATGACGCACTAGTATTTGGATCAGACGGCGTGGAAGTAGCAAATCCAGCAGATATAGAATAATACCAGTTAATTATTGGTCTATTTGAATAAATCTTTCCACTTTGGCTATAACCGCCAAGATAAAGATCAGCGCCATTTTGTGGAGTTAATATAAGGTCATTCTCTCCATAGCCGCCGAAACTAGTATTTGTAAAAAGTCCTGAATTACTGTTAAAAAGTAATGCAGAGGAACCAATGGTTAAACTTTGTGCGGCAGAAGTAACAGTAATTGCCCCTCCTGATAAAAATTCAGATGAACTATCTGTTAGTCTAAGCGTAGCATCACTACCTAGTACTGTAGTTTTTGTTCCAGAAACAAGTCTTACAGCTCCACTAAATACACCAGAGGCTCCAGTTATATCTCCTTTAAATGTTGCGCTTCCATTAAAAGCGTCTATAGAAAATGTTGATTGATTTAAAGAATTGTATGCTGCTATTCCAGCACTATTCATAACAACTCTTGCTCCAGTCCCTGGAGCCGCTGCATTAGCATTACCATTAGAAAATACAGTAATTCCCGCTGAATTTATTGCAGTTATATTATTATTAGAGTCTGTTATTGTGCTAGTGCTTTTTGTTAGTTTTGTAGATATAGCATTGTTTGCTGCTGTCACATTTGTATTAGTTGTTGTTAAATTTGTATTAGTTGTTGTTAAATTTGTATTAGTTGTTGTTAGTTGATCAGTAGTTGCATATCCAGAAATTGTTGTTCCTGAGCCAAATACCGCACCATTCACAAAAAGCGTTCCATCGGATCTAACTCTAAATTTTGCATTTGCATCTGGAATATTGTTTCCTGCCCATGCAAGCCAAGTAGAAGAAGCAAATGGGTATCCATTATGTAAATAAAATGCTGTTGTTGCGTTTGCTCCTAATTGTATAAAGCCAGTGCTGTCTAAAATAACATTGTTTTTAGATAGCGTGGTGCCACTTAAATTCCATCCCGCAATAGCTCCAGCATTTGCAGTTATTGTTCCAGTTGCTGCTGAAAGTGTTACTGAGTTTGTTCCACTTGCAACTTTTAATCCAGTTGAGTTAAGTGCAAATCCGTTCCCAGTTAAATTTCCAGTAGCATTATCTATTGTTCCGTTATATATAGAAGCTCCTGTTGTAGACATAAAGATATTACCACTAAAAGTTCCGCCTTTAGCATTTACATCCCCATCTACAGTAAATTTAGTTCCGTCCCAAGAAATGTAATTGGACGTACTTCCTCCTACTTTAAGCAAAGCTGACTGATTAGAGTCTATGTACCAGTAATTGTTTGCATTGAAGGAGAGTCCTCTTTTGCCAGGCTCTACGCCATATCCAAACTTAAACATTCCTATGTCACCCGTTGAACTTGCACCAAAATATCCAGTAGTTGTTACGTTAGTTCCAATATAAGGAGTGCCTGATGAAACAACATTTCCTCCAGAAATATATGAAGATGATATGTTATTGTACTCGTCATATGTAGCAACTGCTATTTTATATGTAGCCCCTGCTGCTAACCCTGCAATTTTATATGAAGTTCCAGTTCCTGGAGAATCAACATATGAATATACTGGGGATGCTCCAATATCACTAGTAAACCTAATTCTATATCCTCTAATACCGCCGCCTGTAACTGGTGCCCAAGATACTAAGGCAAAAGAATTAAATCCTATGCTTCCAGATGCGTCTATTCCTCCACTAGTAGTAACTAAAGAAACGTTTTCAGGACCAACCGTATCTACTGTAATTGGATCGGTAGCTTGAAATGGACCAAACACAACACTTTTTTTATGATAGTCCTGATCTCTTGTGTCTACACGTATCCATCTATTGTTTGTATTTGAAACTAATATTGTTGCTGAATTTCCAGTACCATTCCAAACAAGATATTCTTCTCCAGTAAACGTTCCAGTCAAACTTTCATAAATTTGTGCATCAATAAACCATTTATTGTTGGCCAAGCTTTTATCTATTGCATCCCACTTAACGCCATACAGCAAAAGCCCTGGGGTAACAACTAAATTTGTAACTGGCATAGTAAAATCTGGAACCTCTAAAGTAAATATAAAGTTTGCTGATCTTGGTCCATATATAACCTGAGATGGATTTTCTGTATCCTGATAAGCATAAGCAAAAGAAAATGGGTACACTCCATTTGCTATTACATTTAATCCAGATCTTTCTACTATAAAAGAACCTGCTGTTTGTTTTGAAGCAGCAATTGCAGGATTACTTTGTTGTTCTGCAGGGACATTGTTTTCTCCTCCGTCTAAAGCAGATATTTTAAAAACCATTATAAAAACCCTAAATTAATTTTATATTCTATGTCCATCTCAACACCTAGTGCTTTTACTATTGGAGTGGACAAAACTGATCTACTTATTAATCCATATTGAGTATTGTACGAGTCTTCATCGTTTAGCCTTAATCCATCTAGCAATATAATGCAGGTACCAGTATTTTTTGCTTTGGCGCCAACTTCTATTCTTGTAATTAAAGAAAAATCAACTGAGCCAGAAAAAAATCCAGAGTTAAATAAATCAGACAAGGGTTTTTTAATAATTTTATTTCCTACTGTTGTATCGGAATTAAATCTTATTTCTTTGTAATTCGTGGGAGAGCTATAAAACCTAACATAAATATAGTCTAGGTTTAAATCTTGTTGCCTAAAAGCAATAGTTAATCCATCATTTACTCCATAACCAGAAATATCAAATATTGTATCTAGGCTATATGATTTTGATGAATTAGACAAAGCGGATACGATAAAATAAGATGATCCAATCCTTGGAGCTGGAGATAAAGCCAAAGCAGGTTGGTCTCCATTTTCATCATACCAAGAAGAAACATTTTCAAAGGACGATATATACTGAGATGAATAGTCTGTATTTTGAAGATTTGCTGTAGGGAATAGACCTATCTCTGAAATAATACCTTCTACGTCTGGAGGCAGAGTAGTTTTATAAACTATTGAGTAGGTTGTTTCTCCAGTAGATGTATTTGTTTGTATGTCGGAGCTTCCTAAAAAAACACCTGATCTGTAAAACTCAAACTGCATGTCTTTGTCGTTGTCATTTTCAGCTTGAGGACCTATGCCTACTGCAATATCTTTTTGGTTAAAGTTTAATCCATTAGATAGGTAAGAAGTTATAAATCTTTTACCAAATTTTGTTATCATATTATAATCACACCTGTCACTAAATCTCCTGCACTATTTTTTACTTCAAATTTTACTTTTAAGAATCTATTGTTATTCGAATCGTAGTATATGTCTGGGTCTAATATTGTTTGACCAGATGAGTATCTAGCTCCAGTTTTTCCTATTAAAGTAATATCTTCTAAGTTTGGCGATGGTAGTGGAACTACCTCTGGATCTTTAGGTTCATCTGAATTGTTTAGATTTTCTAGATCTTCTAGATTTTCATCTCCAGGAACACTTTCAACATAAGTCTTATTTGTGGCACCAGTATATAGATTTACTAAATCATATTGATCTGTTTTTAATATACCAATTAAATCAGAGTCTAGTGGTAGTTGAACCTTTACTCCACCTGCTACCTGAGCATTACCAATTTTTGGGTTTTTCTTATTTACCATATTAAGATTCTACCATTTCGTTAAACATAAATCGACCTACAAACTATTTTTGTTGATGGCGACTGACTGTACCCTTGCTCAATATCCAAGACTATATATTTGCCAGATACCTGACCTACATCCTCTGTTGAATATACTAGGTTACTTGGGTAAGATATCTCTACAATATCTCCAGTTTCTATTAATGGGTTTGGAAATATATCTAGAGATAAAACAGTTTGTTGTTTAGACCATTGTGTTCTCATCCAATCTGAAAGAGCTTTAGCCTCTGATTCTTTTTGAATCCATGTAGATTCAAATGCTACCTGCTCCTCATTTTTTGTAGACGAAAACTCTGGATCAATGTACTCAAATGGGTCTAAAGGAGCTATTGTTTCTCCTACAACTATAAAGCTTTTTTCTCCGCCGTCTGCTAAATCAACAAATGTTCCTGTGTTATTTAAAATGTATGCATCAATTCCAAAGGATGTGGCATTGTATCCAAGCAGGGAAACATTTGGGTTTAATATAATTTGTGGGTATTTTACAAATCCTGGGCGGGTGGCATATCTGGTAGATATTTTTTTAATCTCTCTAGCAACTGGGCCAAACTCTTGAACCCAGGGAGCTTTTGCAGTACTTGATGAAGTTCCGCTAGCTAAAAAATCTCCAAATATATTTTTTAAAGAAGTTGCTGCTCCTATATAAGACCCATAATTGTCGTAGCTAGAGGGCTTAAGAAAATCATCTTTGCTTAAAACTGAAGTATATATATAATCAAATGCAGACTCACCTGAAATTCCTATCAGTCCTACCTTGTTTGTCATAGTTATTGATTCATTCCCCACGGAAGTATCTGTTGCAGTAATTGTAGTGTTATTAAATTTAATCTTAAATATTCTTTTTCCAACACTTTGAGAAACCTTAACTTCTATTCTGTAAAGTTCTCCGCCAGATACTCCAGTAATTGAATTGTCTTCAGTTTTTTGAGTATCAGATATTGGTGTTTCAATTCCATTTTTTATTTTAACTAATTGTACGTCTCTAGAACTTAATCCTTTGTTTGCAACGTTTTGAGAAGTAGACATTTTTAATATATATCCATCTAAGTTGTTTGCAGACAATCCAATACCTAGTCCTGCAGACACACTTTGCTCTCCAGTAATTCTTCCATTGGAATCTGTGGCTAATTTAAAAAACATTGCTGTGCCAATAGAAAAATATTGTTCTGCTGCAAATGGTTCTGATGTTGTAGTTGCGTAATAATAGTAATCGCTTTTAGGTGGAACGACTATCTTTAACAAAGATCTGGATATTTTTTTTGCAGATCCGTCTGTTTCCTGTAAAGAAAAAATTGATTGTTCTAGCGTATTAGTTTTTGTTACTGACTTTGCCGTTGGAATATTTACTTTGGATCCAGACCATAAACTTTTAATGCTATCTAGGCTTACTTCGTGAGAATCTCCTACCCCTATTCCTTTGCCAGTTGCATCAAATGCATTTCTTTCTTTAATTCTATATTTTAACGTTGGCTTGAATGAACCAATTACGCTTTCTCCTAAAAATTTTGCAATGTCGGAGTCAGACGTGATCCACTTATTTACAATTGTATTTGGAGCGCTGATGGGCTTATATTGAAATTGAATTGCGTCATACTCAATAATCTCTTTGTTTATTAAAAAGTAACCGCTCTTATTGTAAAAAGAAGTGTCTGTTAGTCCGCTGTATACTGTTATTGGCGACAAAGATATTGTTCCTAGTTTAGCTGTTGGATCATTTACTAAATCAACTGGTGCAGATGCATTTAAAGTTTCTTGTAGTGCCGCTGCCCCTAACGCAGAAGGAGGGGAGACATATAGGTTATCTGAAGCTCCAGTATAGTTTGTACTAATAATTGGAGTGTATATAACCTTAGCAGCTTTAACAGAAGGAACAGTTTCTTTTGTCAAAGAAATAATGTTAGGAAGATTAGAAGATTTTTTTTCGCTTCTAAGCTTAAAGCTAGAAGGTCTTTCTTTATCAAACAAATAATCTCTTGGATAAAACTGAAGTTTATCGTAGTTATCAAATGTAGCAATCATTTGAGTATCTCTGCACAGATCTTGTATATGCTGCCAAACAGTTTTAGTATCATCTGTAAACCAATAAAGGGGAACAATAGTTGCAGAGTCCACAACAGATAAATTATTTTTTCCATAGGTATTAAAGTTATAGCTTGTAAATCCAACTCCATCTAGAAGTCTTCTAATAATAGCCTGAGAAGGAGCATTTTGAATTACTATGTCTGGGGCTATTATTTCTTGTAAAAATTTTGCTCCGTCTAAGCCCTGGATATCAATATCTCCAAACTCAGATATAGTAAATGAGTCTATGTAAAATACTCCTTGAGGTATTGTGTCTGAGCCTATTATATTAAATGGCATTACCTTTACATTCTTATAAAGATTTATATTTGATTTATCAAATGTTTTTGTCTTGTCGTATTCTATGCCTTTTCTGTCAAATCCTTCCAGATTTAAAGTAAGTGCATTTGATGTAACTATTCCAACTGGGACTATGCCAGCAGAATCATCAGAAGACATCTTTGATATTTGAAAAGCAACTATTCTATCTGAAACGTCTTGAATATATCTTGCGCTTACCTCTATTACTCCTAAAAATGAGTTTGCAGTATTTATTGACGTAACTGTAATAATTATTTTCTTAATGTTAAATGGAATAGCTGGAGATAAAAATTTTGTGGTGCTCCAGGTAGACCCATTGTAATAAAGATTAAATACCCCATCATCTGGGACCACTCCATTTGTAGATATAGTTGTTTTTACTCCTGCATGATTTTCAACTTCAATGGTCCATACTGTTGGCTTAGAGTAAGAAGTTTCAAATTTAACAACAATATTATTTGTAACCGCAGTTTTAGCAGCTGGGTACTCAACAGTAAAATTGCAATTAGATAAAGATGTTCCTAGCGCTTGAGGGGAAAGCCAAAATTTGTATTGAAGCTTAGAGCTAGAAAAATAAATTCTTGTTTTTAAATCTCCAGAAACGTTATACTTAGGAATTGTTTGAGTTACACTTGGATTATTTATAAAGTAATTTATTCCAGCTACTGCTGGTCTTCTTGGATCTATTATATTAGTAAGAGGAAATAGTTTTTTAAAAGGATAATATACTTTTCCTGTTACAGGATCTGTTTTAGACGCAGTTTCTACTGGAGAAGTTATTTTTGCTCCATCAATTAGGTCATTCATATTATATTCAAGCCAGCATCCTCCAGACATGGAATAGGATGTGGATTGGTTTATTTTATCTAAAGTTGTTGGGCTTACCGTTTGCATTAAATTTCTTCCAATGAAATTGATACGTCCCAAAAAGCTTGTGCTGTATCCGCTATTTTTTCTTTAACATTTCTTTTAATTAAATTAAATGAGCATGAGGTAAATGAAGCTACAAAATCTTCAGTCCTAGTAGAGTTATATGCAATTCTGGCATTAAATGACCCTTGGCCTTTAGCTCCTAAATAAAACGACTTTATGTCTTCTGCCCCCCAGCCGCCGTCTACGGTCATTGTAGAGTATGAAGGAAGCATGCTCCATGAGGTAGATAAAGTCTTCTTGTCGGCTATAAACAGCTTTCTAAGGCTCCCATTGGCCATTCTAGAAGTCTGCTCAAACCTTTGGGTATCTATTGATATTGGGGATCTATTATGCTCAGTTAATTTTTGCCAGGTTCCAACGGCATCTTGTAAAAACAATGCGGAACCTACTGGTAAAACTAAAGCTGCCATTATATATTTTTCCCCTGTCCAACCATTTTAACATTAACCTTAGCTTTTTGTCCAATAACAACCTGTGCTTTTTGAATAATCATATTCGATAGTGCTTCAACATCCATCCCATCAGATGCATAAATATTTTGGTTTACAACATATGACGCCCCTGATGTTGATTGGCCACTTACATTAAATGATGATTGAGGAATCTTATATCGTGGAGAGGCGGCTGCCAACTTATTCATTATGTCATTTGGCATTATATTTGCAGGAGATCCAAGGTGAACCATCTCTGGACCCTTTTCTCCAACCAAGAACATTCCTTTTCCGCCCATGACTCCTGTTGCTGCTTTGCCCATATAAACAACTTGCCCACCACCAGCGCCACCAACTTTATACTTTTGGCCATTTATTTCAAATGTGTCTCCCGAATTTAATTTTTCTCTTTCAACGATTGCATTTCTAGCTTGAGCATTAAGAACATCAACTTTTTTACCATCAAATGTTTTTGACTCCATGCTTTTAGAATAATCTCCAGTAACCTTTACATTCTTTTTTGCTTGTGGATCAATCCCTTTTACAGCGTTAACAACATCTGCCAAAGTCTTGCCACCCTTGATGCTATCAGCTAATGCCTGATTAACTCCAGAAGAAGCTCCAGATTTTGCAAGTATTCCTAGTGCGTTTTGTTCAGGAGATACTGCAACCTTTCTAGTCATAAGCTCTGAGCCCACATATCCTGTTTGAGTTGCATATTTTGGAGACTTAACTCCAGTTGTTGCTTCTGTTGCTCCTACAAGCCCCGCAGCTTCTCTGCCGCCCTCAACTGTTGCAACATACTGCTCAATTGTTTTCCCTGCAGCAGCTGCATTACCATACAAAGCAGTCATAGCATCATTTACTTTATTTATTGCAGCTTCTTGTTTAGTGTATTTGTCTCTAATCTTATCTAAGCTTTCACCAGCTAGGGCTGCTGAATTTGCAAGCTTTTCTTGTTTATTTGCCATTGCTTCCAAAGCAGCTTGCAATGGTTTATTTGCAGCCTCAGTTGCTTTATCAATTGCTCGTACTTGAGATTCTGTTTGTTGTTGTGAAGTCAGTGACTCTAAATCAATTCTTAAAGATTGTGCTTTTGCAGTGTCTCCAGTTGAAGAAGCGTTTTCCATTTCAAGTCTTGTTTTTTCAATTTGTCTTCCAAGATCTGCATCTGATTGTGCAGCAGTTAAGGCTTTCTTTCGTGCATCCGCTAACTTGTTATTAGCGTCAACCTGCTTATTAAGAGATTTAATTCTATCTTTGTCAGATATTTGTTCTGCTACAGACTGTCCCTTTAGCGCCCTGGTATACGACTTAATTTTTTCTTCTAGTAGCCCTAAGCTTGTATACTGTTCTTTTAATATGCCAATTTTATTTGTAGATTCAACGACTGATCTAATTTTACTAAATGCTTGAGAAAGCACAGCAGTTTGTGCTGCATTTAATTCAGATAAGTCTCCTTTATATCCCTGTGCCTGAAGTCTAATCTTTTGATACACACTAACAACAGTATCCAGTCCGTTAATCATTTTTTTAACTTCTGGATTTGTTTTAGCCATTTCATCAACTGTACCTTGAGTAATTATAGCTCCAGCTTCTTTAGACTTATTGATTTTATCAATCATTATTTTTTCAGCTTCTGCATAAGTCAATGATTTTGTTTTCCCAGTTAAATCTTTGGCTACAAGCCTTTCTCTTTTTTCAATCAAGTCGTTGATTCCAGTTTCTGTAGCCATAAGAGCAGTATTTAATGAAGCCGCTTTTTCTTTATTGCCTTGGGTTTTAGTATCTGTTCCAAAGCTTTCTACAGATGAAACAGCAGCAGTTTGAGCATCTATTATTGATCTAAATTTTGAGTTACCCATTGTTGCTGTAATTGATTGATCTTTTTTGTTAGATAATTGAAGCATAGTAAATACTTTTTTAGTTGCTTCATCAGCAGACATTCCAGCAGCGATTAGCTGCTCTTTAATTCTACGAACAGCATCTGGAACTTTAGTAGAAGGCTGTCTATCTAATGCTTTAATTTGTTCAGCAAAAGTTTCTTTAACTTCAACTTTTAATTTTTTGTATTCTGCAATAGTCATTTGAAAAGGAGTTCCGCCATCCTTCATGCTTTCATAAACAAGTTTATTTGCAGCGGCCATGTCTTTTGAATCTTGAATGGTCTCTTTAATTTTTGAACCAAAATCTGTGAATCTAAGATTAGCTTTTTTAGCAGCTTCAGCAGTTAATCCAAAGGTTGATAGGTTTAGTTCTTGTCCTTCTTTATAATGCTTAAATGCTTTATACCCTCCATACAATGCTGCAGCAACAGCAGCCAATGGAAGTATCACTCCTGCTGCAGCGGCAGCGGTAGCACCAAATCCAGCTGTAACTGCTCCAGAACCAGCACTAAGCAGAGCTCTGCCAGCGATCATTTTGCCAGCTGATTGCATTAATTGAGGGCCCGCCATCATTCCAACCATGCTTCCCATCATTGCGCCACTTGAGCCTCCAATCTTTCCTCCAATAGCCGTTCCTGCTGCCATTCCACCGATGGTGCCCAACATCATTCCGCCAGCTCCAGAACCACGGGAAATTGGATTTCCTTGACCGTCTAGAGGCCTAGGCTTATTTAAAACAGCTCTTCCGTATTGAATCGGATTTAGCATAGCTCTTGTTGTATACCCAAGGTTTGCTTTGAAGCCAAGTCTAGCTGCATTTGGAACTCTTGAGGCCTCAACTTTGTTACCACTTGCGTCAATGTACCCTGGATTGAAAGCAACTCCTGGTGGCCTAGATGCCATTGTTTGTGGACTAAAATATGATTTTCTAACTTGCTCCATCTTTGATAATGTTCTACGTGAAGAGTCAGCTAGCTTAGATCCTAATAAACTTATGCCTGCAGACAAATCAGATCCATACATTCTAGCACCTACAATTAATTGATTTGCAGAATACTTTAAAGTAGTAGCACTAAATTTAATGTTTTTGCCTAATGTAATTGCATCTTTTTTAACACTAGTGCCTAATGCATATAATGACATCTCTATCTGTTTTGCGGCTGATTTAAGTGCCGCTTGTGTTTTATTTAAAGATTCATGCCCTAATGTAAGCCCTGGCATGTAAGGCAAAGATCCTTGAACTCCATAAGAATTTGTTCTAACTCCACGATTTCCTACAAATGTTGTTCTTGACCCAGATAGCGGACCATCTTTATATTCTGGTTGTGCAACTGGGGCTGGAACATATGCTGCCGCTTTAGCACGTTTTTCTGCCTCCTGCATGGCTCTTTGTGCTGGATTTCCACTGCGACCATAAGCATACTTTCCAGCTTTAATTATTCCGCCAAGCTCATAGTTTGGAACTATAGTACCACTTTGCTGAGGACTAAATAGTTCTGGACCTTTTTCTCCAACTATATATTTTTGTCCTGCTAAGACTGGACCACCCATTTCTCTTTTACCAGCAATGCCAAATATTTCTTTCTGTAGTAATGCTGTTAATGGAGTATCTTTTTTAGAATCCCAATTTAAATATTTTTTTCTAAGAATGTCTTTATCTATTGGGGAAAGCTGTCTAATAAAATTACGATCTGAGATTAAATTTGATGCAGCAGATCTAACTACAGAATCCATTACGTGTGGCTCTAATGCATTTTTAAGAGACCCGCTTGAATCCTTTAAATATCCATATGGCTTTTCTTTAGCTAATGCTGCCGCAAATTTATCATAGAATAAATTTTGTGTATTTTTAGTTAGGCCAGATGTACCAAATAGTTTGTTTCCCATTCCAATTGTAAGAGAATTTACTCCCCATGGGGCTGACTCATACATGCTTGGCTTAGGCGCACCTGTTGGTCCAAAGCCTGCACCAATTCTGCGCATAGCCATAGATTTCATGACATTGCCAATTACGCCTCCAGCATTAAATTCATTAGCGTTTGATTTAAATGCATTATCGCTTAACGATCTTGCGTGTCCTCTTTGTCTTATTCTTAAATCAGTTTCTGTTTTTAATTTAAGTAGAGCAGCTGGAGTTAATTGCTTGGATGCAGAAGTTTTTACAGCAGAATGAATTCCATGGAATTCCTCCCAATTTACTTTTCTTCCATCTTCAAGTCTTTTTGTCATGGCTTTATAAAAAATAGCTTCTTCTTTGTTTAAATCAAATGATTTAATTGTTGCTTTCAGTTTTGGAAGAACTTGATCAATTTCGGAAATCATTTTTTCGTGATATTGTTTTGCCGTCATTCCTTTTGGTATTTCTAAAGTTGATTCGGCAAAGAATCTTTTTGCACCGCCCTTAACTCCAAGAAGGTTTATCCTTGCTTGATCAGACATTGATGGCATATTTGGTTCATATGGTCTAAGTCCAGATGCCATTTTAAATACACCAGCATTTCCCATATCGTTTAATGTTCCGCCAGATAAATTATCTCTACTTAAATCTTTATCGCCTCTTAAATTGGCTGCAACTAATTGCTTAAAGTAGTCTTTTTCTGTAAATTTTCCAGACTGTTTTACAAATGCTTTATCGTATGGGGACTCCAATACCAATAGCTTTCTTTTGCCAGTCGGGTCTGTTGGGTCAATCATAGTCCTTATTGTTTGAACTGGTGTTTTAAGTCCATGGGCTTCTCTTGCAATAATAGTAGCTCTTTGTTCTGCTAGTGCCGCTCTTTCATCCATAACTGGTTTAACAAATACTACTGATCCATCTGGCTTTTCATAAACTCCGCCAATTCCTGAAACAGGAAAACTTCTTCCAGATGTAGGAGATCTTAAAGTTCCAAAATCTGTTGGCTTCATTTTGGCAAATCTTCCAGACATAAGAGAAGCATTGATGTCTTCCATGTTTTTTCTTGCTTTTCTTTGAGTTTCAACTGCTTTGATCCCTCTAGGCATTCCAAGGAACATTCTTCCATAGTTATATTTACCAGGTTTTACTGCTCCTCCAATTTCTCCGCCAGAGTTCATGGCAAGTCTTCCGCGGCCAAAGAAATTAGCGCGTGGAGTAGGTGCGACTGGCTTTGGTTTTATTGATCGGATTTTAGAAGCTTCAAAGACCCTCATGTTTCCACCTAGCGCTTTTACCAAGGATTCTGGTATTGGGCCTTTCCCATTCCATTTGCCAGTAGAAATAAATTCTTCTATTTTTGGTAAATTTTTCATAAAATCATTTACATTTTTAAAGCCTAAATATTGTGAAACTCGTTTTGCTCTTAAGATTGCTTCATCTTTTGTTAATGGCACATAATCATCAATTCCAAGTCTAGCTGTAAGGGATGCGGAAAAATTATTAAATGGGTCATGCATAGCTGATCCAGCATAACCCCGTGTTGCTATTGGCCCAATTGATCTTTCTATATGAGCTCTATCTGCATTTGGATAAAGAGTAGAACGTGGAAATTTTCTTTTTAATATATTTAATATATCAAGTTTTGCTTCTCTGTTTTTTACATCAGATTGAGATATAGCTCTACGTCTTGCTGCCCATTCTTTATCATTCATCCCAGCGGGTCTTGTTTCAACAAGATCTGGAAAATTTTCTTTCATTAATTTTTGTTGAGAGTCTGTATAAGAAAGCCCTACACCATCTCTTAAAAATGATTCATGACTAGCTAAAGAAGATTCTACAAGAAGTGTGGCTTTTTTAACTGCAATTTCTGGCGTCATTCTAGGATCTTTTGAATTTCTTAATATTGCAGTTGCATCATTTAATATTAAGTTTGGCTTAGCGTCCGCCTGATAAGATGAAGATGTTAAATAATCTAGATATTCTTTTGTGCGTGTTAGTGCAGACATGCCTACATATTGTGAGCTTGAGTTGCTAAATATTTCTGGTGGTTGTAGGCCGTATCTATTTTTATTAGACATAACCATTCCGCCAACAGCTTCTCCAGTACTAATTAAAGAGATTGGACGCTTTGTTTTATTTGCTACATCATAAGATTGTTTATTTTGCTGATATATCTCTGGGCTAACAACTGTTTCTCCTGGAGTTAATATTGCATCAATCATTCCGCCTGAATTATATCCTTGTCTTGCGGTTGATACTAATTTTGGATTATTTTTAGAAGCTTCTTGATTTAATACAAATCCACCAAGGGGGACTTTTGCCATAGTATTATCATAGTTAATGCTTGTATCTCCTGGTACTACCGCTCCATCTTTCCCTGGATGGTAAACGTATCCTCCGCTATTTAATCCTCTTGGCTTTGTTGTTTGAATACTGTATCCAGCGCCTGAAGTTCTAACCCCTAAACCTCTTGCTATTTGATCAACAAGTTTTGAAGTTTCTGTTTTGTGAAATAATTCCTTCATGTTTGATTTTCCAAGAGCGCTTACTACTGGCTGATTTGTAAGGGGAACCATTCCTAAATTTAATGTTCTTGCTTGAGCCGTAGCAATACCCTGAGCTGTTTGAGCCATCATCGCTTCTACTCTTGCATTTAATGCAAATATTTTAGTTCTTGCTGCTTCAACAGTTAGCTTGCCAGCTTGAAGTTGATCTACTATCATTCCTGTTTCTTTGGCTGCTAAAGAAGTTATCTTTGTCATTTGTGGAAGAAGAGCCTGATAAGAATCAGTAATTGAAGCAGTCATTGTTCCAGTTGCAGCAATTTCTGTTTTAAGAAGAGCAATCTCTGCTTTTGACTGCATTGCAATAGCTGCAGTCATTGAGTGCCATTTGGCAGCTTCTGCTGAAACTACTCCAGTTGAAATTCCATTTATAGATGTTACTCCAGGAATCTTAGGCATATCTGTATTCATGTACACTTGTGGCGCATTCGAAATTCTTTGATTTACAGGCTTTGGTCCAGGAACGGTTGAGAATATTGTTTCGTTAGCTCTTTGCTCTGCGGTTTTTGATCCAGTTGGAATCATATGGGACATGTCTCTTGAATATGGCTTGCCAGCCAACGGATTATTTTTATCTACAATTCTTCCACCAACACCCATTACTGGATTTCCTGCAACGGTGGACATACTATTTGAAGTTGCAATTGTAGATGACATTGCTGATTGTTTTAGCTTTTCAAATGAGGCTGCTAAGGTCATTACCGCATCAGAAAATGTTGCCGCAGCTTTTGTGTCGCTGTAAAATGATTCTTCTACTGTTTTAGCTGCTGCTGAAGCAGCCACTAACTCTGGAGTTAATAATTTAAATCCTGTCCCGCCCTTGCCAATATTCTTTAAAGCAAATATACCCTTGATTATGTAACCAAAAAAGTTTGCAAGCACACCCGTAAGCATGATTATAGGACCAGCGATTGCTGTTAGCCCACCAATAAATCCAAGCACTGCTTTGATTGGGCCTGGAAGATTTCCAATAAACTTAAGGATTCCATCTATTGCATTTAATACAAATGCTCCAACCTTTAAGAACTGCTCTCCAACGGTTGCAAGCTCTGCTTTGACTGACTCTAGTGCTCTTCTATATTTACCAGATGCCGATTCAGTAAGGGTCTTTAATTCTCGTTCAGAAATACTTGCAAGGTCTTGTGTGCTTGCTTTCATTAAGTCTAATACTTGTAGCGTCTGGCTTCCTTGCTTGCCTAAGTTTTCAAACAAAGCATTAATTCTTGCAAACTGAAACTTACCAAAAAGTTGTTCAATTGCTCTTGCTCTTTGTAGTGGCTCTAAAGAATCCAATGAGTCTTTGAGCGCCATGATTGTGCCAGTTAAGTTTCCAGCATTTTTATCTACAATTCCTGATAGATCAATTCCAAGTCCGTTAAACATGTCTTTTGCCACTTTAGTTGGATTGATTATAGATGCAAGTGCTGACTTTAATGCGTTAGCTCCTTCAGACGCATTAATTCCGCCTTCTCTCATTGCGGTGAGGTATAAAGCTAAATCTTGAATATCTCCACCTAATGCTTTAACAACTGGTCCCGCTTTTGGAATTGCTGTTACTAAATCTTCAAGTGTGGTAGATGTCTGGTTTTCTACAGCGTTAAGAAAGTCAATTGATTCTGCAAGCTGTAATGTACTTTGGCCAAAAGCAGTTTGAATTGCTAAAGTAGCTTTCATTGCATCTTGTCTATCAACTTCACCAAGTACGGCAAGTCTAGTTGTCTGTCTAGTAGAATCTAGTAACTCGGCTCCTTCCTTACCAGTTGCAGCAATATCTGCAGCCAATGATATTGTTTCTGTAAAGTTTGCGCCTAGGCTTGAAGCAAGTTCTCTAGATAAAGCAGATACATCTCTTCTAACCTGAAGAAGATCTTCTGTTGAGGTTGCTGTTAATCCACCATAAACTTTTGTAAGTCTTACAAGCGCTTCATCTGCTTGCTTGAATGCTTTTGCTGCAGCCATACCAAATGCTGCTAGGGGTACTGTAAGTCCTACTGTTAACTGACGACCCGCCCACTGAGTATTTTTACCCCAGTTAATTAATTGTCCTGCGCCATTATTCATCACTTTGTTCATGATTGAAAGTTCTTGTCTTAATAAAGCTGTTTTATTTTTAGTAGCATCTAGTCCAGATTGAACCATTACGTTATACTGCATTAGACCTTGAGCATTTTTACCAAGTGGTTGAACAACTGCGTTCTCAAGCATTACCTGCTGTTTAGCTAAATCTTTAACTAATGAGCTAGTCTTTTGTGTGTGGCCTTGCCATGTTTTAAAGTATTGGCCAAGCTTCATTTTTCCGCTATCTAAGTTCTGACCAAACTTAGATACATCTGATGTTAGTGTTACAAAGTGTCTAGAAAACTGGCCAGTGGAGCGCATGGTATCGTCAAACTGACGATTCATGACTCCTACCTGGCTAGTTAAGTTTTTGTTTAAACCTACAGTAGTAGTCTGCAGTTTTAGCATTTGTGCCGTCACTGCTTGTAACTGCGCTGTTAGGCTAGAAAAATTAGCCGTCGCGGTTATGTTGGTGACTATATTTTGATCTGCCAACTACTACTCCCTTTTGTATCCAAGTCCCGCTCCGATACCAAAACCTGCTTCTGATGCAAACTGTCCTTGTAGCGAAACTACATCTGACGCATTTGCGGTAATTCCTAAAGCTTTTCTTCTTACATCTTCAAAGCTAGTGTTTTGTTCTTCTTGCTCGCCACCTTCAAGTTCTACTCCTTGTATGGCGGCCAGAAACTTTCTTTTTTCTGATTCAGACTTTTGCATTGATTTAAAAGTTTGAATCAATTCTGGCATTGAAAGACTATCTTCCAATTCCTCGTAATTCTTATAGTTTCCTATTAAGAATACTTCTCCTTCTAGCGCAGCTAGATCTAGTTCTGACCAGCTAGAACCGCTGCTGCTAACAAATTTGGATCATCCATCTTTATTCCACCACACACTTCAAGGATTCTATTGATAGTCGGTACGTCAAGTACGTCTTCAAATGCATCTCTATCTGCTGTTAATTCTGGTAGCTGCTTTTCTAGTGCTACTGCACATGCATCAATCAAAATTGTAAGGGTTTCATCTTCTGTAGTTACATCAGCTGTTTTTGCAATTGCCGCCATAAATTTTCTAAGCTCTTTAATAGTTAAAGGCTTTAGCTTTACTGTTGCTCCATTTTGTAGCTGAATTTCTTCTACATCGTATACTGTTGTTGCCAATTTATATCCTCCTAGGATCGTCTATATTATTGTATCATAATGAAAATATCATAGCAATAAAATACCCCCTAATTTCTTAGGGGGTATTTTATTATTTAATTGTATTAATTACTTGGTAGAGCTAGAACGCGGTCTACGATGAAACCATATTCTTTATTAACGTTTGCGGTCGCACCGTCTGGAAGCAAACGAAATGTAACTGGGAATGTTGATGCTGCGTTACGAGCCAAAGAGAACTGTGACTGTTGTACAGAAAGAACACGGCGTGCATAATATACGCGCTCAGTTTTTGTTGCTTGAGATGTTGGAGCTTGACCAACTGCAATTAGCTGACGCTCTGTTGGGGCCTCACCTAGTGCACCTCCAGCAATACCAAGCTTATCAGTAGTTGATAAACCTAATCCCACATCTAAGTCAAGAGTACCTTGGCTCTGACCAAATACTATAAGAACGTTCTCTAGAGTACCTTCTGCCATTTCTGTTGCGATCATAACTTCCATCGACTCCTTGAAAAGCTTTGCTGTATCAAGAAGCTGATCTACTGTAACTGAACCGTATGATGGGTTATATGTTACCTGAAGACCGTTATTTGTAAAACCTACGTTGCGATATCCAAATGTACCAGCTACCTGGTCGATATCATTAAGTGTCTTGGTAAAAGAAACTCCAGGAGCAAAAGCATAAGCGCCTTCGCCTGGAGATTGGTTTTCTAAGTATCCTGCTATAGTGACGTCAGTGTTCGAAAGGAACAGTGGTGACGCACCAACAAGAATATTTTTAGCATTACCTGTATTTTGTGCCATTTGTAAAACCTCCTGTTAAATAAATATATATATATTGACTTACTTTAAATCAAGCTGGCTAGGCTCATTTCCTCTTGGTATAATTTTATCTTACAATCAACCAAAAGGCAAACTAATCAAATCTACCTTTTGGCCCTATTGTTCTAGAGTACTTAACTTCAAGTATTACATCTGCCGATAAAAATCCTGCTAATTCTGTAGATGGCTCAGTTGGAGACATTTCTAAAATAAGAGTATTATGGAATATGATTTTGTCTGTATTTTTAGACTCATTTAAGTCTTTGGCGGAATCATCCATTCGTCTAAATACATCTACCATCATATTTCTAATAGTATTAATTTCAGAATAGTCTAAGGAATAAATAGTAAATGATATTTTCTCACAACATATCATCCAGTTTTCTTCATAGGTGCTCCCCATTTTGTCATAGACAATATGTGTTTTACCACTTAAAAATTGATTCATTTCTGGAGCTTGCTGAACAGGGATAATAGGAATAATTGACTCTCCTAGATTATCGCTATAGTATGCATTTGCATCAATGATGTTATTCTCAAGAAGTTCCTGCCATAGGTGTCTTCTTACTTCATACATGGCATCTATACTATAATCTGTCATTATGCTACTCCTCCAAATTGTTTTGTTAATGATGAGTCCGCCTGCAGTCTAATTGTACCTGGACTAAAAGAATAACGCACCTTGGATATAGAAGATGGAACTCTCATTGCCTTTTCAAATTTAGATCCAAATAGATTTTGAAACCCTGACATCTTAATAGAATTACTTACTAATGGTCCACTAAAATATCTGCTATATGTTAAGTCAAACTGATTAGTAGATGCTCTGCCTCCAGGACTTTTTACTGTAACTGATTTCCCTTTAGGCATAAATACTTTTTCTCCATCAATTTCAAATACTAGTCTCTCTGCTGACTTAGGTCTAATGGTTATAGGCATTCCTTTTTCCATTACTGCCGCTTTGTTTTCAAATACATATCTACTTGTTTGCTCTTTATTTTTTGAAGGAACAGATGATTTGGATAGCTTGAATTCATAATCTATTCTAAATGACAATCCAATTCCTTCAATTTTATTTAATTTAAAAAGTCTATTGGTTGCTTGCCCAGTTTTATTCCATTCATAAACATGATGTAATGACTTTGGCTTTGTTCTAGCCTGTGAATCAATAAACTGACCAAAGTCTTTTTCTATTTGTTTAAATATTGTTGTTTTAAATAGCCTTTGAAATGCCTTGTTGGATTCTAATTTTGCAGCGACGTTTGCTTGATAATACAAGAATGCTGATATCTGTGCTACTGTACTATCTTTTAAAACTCCTGCCGCCGTTGTTCCAACCATTAATCTTTCTAGGCCAGAAGAAGCTTGTAGTAAAGCTATTCCACTAGTCTCCAATTATCTGGCTCTCTGATCTTTTAGCAATTGAATTGTATGCCATTAAAGTTCCAAAGGGGTCGGTAATTGGAGTTGAGCTAGCTATTTCAAATACCGTTGGAGTATCATTAGGATAATTTAATTCTATCCAAATTGGGTTGTTAGCACTGTCTCTAACATTAGAAACCTTTTCTCTATATGTTAATCTTGACTCAGTTCTAATTTCAATTGTTTGTTTATCAACATACTTGCCAGTAATAGTTTGATTATCTCCGCCTCTTGATCCTGCAGAGTTAGTTATAATTCCCTTTGCAAAACATGGGACAGTTCTTTGATAGACCCAACTTTTTTTAATAGCTCCTGTATTTTGGTCTTGATAGTCTTCTTGAACATAAACATCTAGCTTCATACTAAATATAGAATCAACTAGGCTATTCATATTAAATCACAACCATTTTATTTATTACATAAGGAAGCAATAGCTGATCTGCATAATTATTTCCAGTTCCTGCAAATGAGGATGTGTCGTACTGGAATTGCCAATCAAATGTTTGAATGCTCTTTATGTACTTGTTTCTCCATTCTTTATCCTTAGAGAAAAAATCTTTCATTAATTCTATGCATGCAAGCTCTACCTCGTCTGGAATTTCTGACCATCCAAATACACCTGACACTCTGTAAATACCACCATTAACAAATGCTCCTTGGTAATAATCTCTTATGCTTGGAGGAATCATTCCGTTTGCAGAATACACTATGTTGTCTATTTGGTTAGCACGATTTACTCTAATTCCAAAGCCACTTTCAGATACTCCCACATCTGCACTAAAATTATTAATATTATTAATGTTGTCTATTAATAATAAATCATTTAAATATAGCTCGTGTAGTTGATTAATTTTTGTAGAAAGTGGAAGAACATCTGCTCCAGTTGAATATACAATAGTTACATCGTCATACAAATAAAATTTTTGTTGAGTATAATTTTCAATTAGCTTTCTTGCATATCTTTCTGCTGTTGTTAAATCAGCAAATGTTTTATAGTTTGGATCAGATTGATCAAATCCAAAGCCTAGTGCATCTGCTGCTTGAGTAAGATCAGTGTATGGCTTTACCACAAATAGATTATGCTCTTTTACAACCTGCTCTCCCTCAACCTCATATTCCCAAACTAACTTTAATGATCTAGGTCTATCAGTTAAAGATAGTGGAGGATAAACAAGATACACGCCTCTATCTGTTTCGGCTTCTTCTGCTACTTGCGTTGACAAAATAGTACTTGGATTTATAGAAGGGGCAATTGCTGGGTCTTCAGTTATGTCATAAAAACTAACAGTTGGCAAATAGTCAGCTTGGCTTATTCCGCCCTTCCAAAATACTCTTTGCTTTACTGGGGAATTTGTTCCTACTATAATTTCCATTTTTTATGCTTGGGTTTAGCTGTAGTAATCCTGAACTTCTTTAGGCGTTGCTAAACGAAAGCCCTCCTCTATATCAAAAATTTGTTGAGCTTGATCTTTGTGCATTGATACATAAGGGTGTTGCTGAGTAAATGTTTGCCCTAAAATATCATATCTAAAATTTTCTCTTGTCATCATAACCAGTACATTATCTTCTGGACGCTGTGCCTTTGGATCAAATACTGGAATAATTTCAATCTCTTCTTTTGCTTCTTCTACATCTTTGATAGTCTTAGCATATACTGAATAGGTTACGCCCTCTTCTGCTAAAGCCGCAATAATTTCTTGTTTGTTTTTTAGGCCTTCTGTTTCAACTGCAAAGTCCTCTGCAATTGATTTTAATTCGGCTACTTTTAAAGTGTCAAATGACATTTAATTCTCCTTTTTCTAGGTAAAACTATTATAGCATTGTATAATTAAAATGAAAAGCCCCTAAAATTAATTAGGGGCCTTTCGATAGTTAATTCTTAATTAAGAAGCAACTTTAACGTTCTTTACGACTACCCAAGCATCTGCTTGTTCAATCTGTACGCCTACTCTTGTGTACATTGTGTACTCAATTGAGTCCTTGCGTGGCCAGAAGAAGCGGTAAACAGTTACGTCACGCTTGATACCAATAACTACGTTATTTGGGAATGTCAAGTGGATGTCACCGTGTGAGCCTGTTGGAGATGCGTAATCTCCAGCCTGTGTTTCTGGAAGTAGTGGAACTTCAACAACTGGAATACCAAACGCAAATGGCGCTACGTATCCTGCTGGTCCACCAAGTGGTGCAACTCCACCACGGATTACGCTTGATGCAATATCCTGTGGAATTGTCTGGTTTGTACCAATGCTGTTGTTGTATAGGAAGTCCTGAATTAAGTTTGAGCCAGCTAGGAAACGAAGGTCTCCACGACGCTGCTTGTACTTACGAGGCATTGCTTTGAGTGCCTTGTTAAAGACTTCACGAGAAACTGCTGCTCCAGCTGCGTCTACGACGTGGCCTGATGCTTTAGCTTTCTTTACAACACCATCAAAGGCCTTGTATAGAGAATCGCTTGAAAGTGCTGTGTTACCATTAAGTAGAACATCTTCAATGTCGTTACCAGCTTGAGTTGCCATCAAACGTGCAATGTGATCTTCAAGGTCGGCTCCTTCAATGTTATCTTCTAGTGACTCTGTTGAGAGCTCCCAGTCAAGACGTAGCTTCTTAGTTGTAAGAGAAATCTTTGAGAAAGTAACACCCTTGTTTGAAGAAGTGTCGTCACCCTCTGTTGCAAGCTTCATAAGCTTTTCGCCTACTGACATGCGATCAATTTCTGTTGTGTCTGACTTCATTCGAACTGTACGTGCGACCTTACCAATTACGGTTGCGTCGAACAAATAGTCTAGGAAGCGAGCTGATTGTTCTGGGTTTAGAAGTCCACCGTTGCCAGCTTCTGACGCTACGTGTACTCCTGAACCACCTGTGTTTGATGCAAATCCTGCAGTAGCTGTTGTGCCAGCTGCGATTGCTTTTTCTAATGTTTCATTGCTCATATTTTTTTACCTACCCTAGTTAAATATTTCGTTTACGGAACCGAGGAAAGAACCGTTCCATTTTGATTTTGTGATTGTTGCTTCTGCAGACCCGCCAAGGTCTGAAGACTTCTTAATTGCTGTATCGCCTTCAACGGCATCTACACGCTTCTGAACACCATCAATAGTGCCCTTTATTTCTATTACAGCTACACTAAGTGCGCTGTGCTTTTCTGCTAATTCTGTGATCTGAGCATTTAAGCCCTTGCTAAAAGTTTCTACAGTTTCTTTGATTTCTGAAACCTGCAATGCATTTGTCTCTGTAGCCTTGCTAAGAGTATCTGCAAAGAATCCCTTTAGGTCCACTAACATTTTTGCAAAATCAGGCTGTTCAACTTCAACTGCAGCTGGTGCTTCTGCATCAACTGACTTAAAGATATCTACAGAAGCAGATTCAGCATCTGCTGTTTCTACAGCTGGTGCTTCTTCAACGGCAGATGCGGTTGCATCTACCATGGTCTCTTCAACGACTTCAACTTCTTCAACTACTGGGGCTTCAACAACTGGTGTCTCTGCTGCAACTGAATCTGTACCATGTACGTTTAGTTTTTCCATTTCATTACCTCCTTGTACGTTTGCCTGTTTTGCTATTGTTTGTGTTGCAGGCAACGGAACTCTTGACTTCTTAAATGAAGCAAGAATCTTATCTATCTCTTTGGATTTATTTTGATCTGAGCTTTCAACCCAACCAATTAGCGTAGCATCTTTTCCAGTAATTGGAGATGAGTATGTCTTGTCTGTTGAGATAAAAACAGATTCGCTATCTTCACAATAAAAAATATTTTCTGTGACAACATCTGCTGCCATTCCTTTAAATATAAGTTGACCATTCATTTTTTCAATAGAGATGATATTGCACATTTCATTTGCGGGAGAATCAACTATTGATAGTTCAACTAAATCATAGTCCTTAATAAATCTTATAGTCTGCCCTGTTGCTTTATTCATTTCATCATCTGATTCTTTGATCTTTCCGCCAATTGAAAATCCAGAAAGGGTTCCGTCTAAAATTTTTTCCCATGTATCTTGAGCGCCTTTAGAGATGTATGATGTTACATAAACTCCGTTATAAAATTCTTTTGTTTTTTGATCGTAGTAAGTTTCTGGTTTAAATGATATAACCTTTCCTACTGCAAGTGGCTGATGCATCTCACGAAGGTTTCCTCTAAATGCTTCAAATGCTTTCATGCTTGCTTCTGCTGTTACGACATCGCCTGTTTGATCAATATTATCAAGTGTGGCAAATCCAGATACGGTTCTATTTTCTCTGTTTACTTTTGTAAAAGGAACAGATAAATGAAGGTTTTGTCCGTCAGAAGACCACTGACTTTTTTCTATGTTCATATGCTTAATTTTATACTTAGTTATCTAAAAAGGCAAATAGCAGTTGAGCAGATTTAATCTACTTTACTTCCTTCACCTTTAGCATTTCTTCCTTCTCCCACTTTATCGGAAGAAGTGGCTGATCTTTCAGAATCTCTAGCTCTTGTTTTCCCAGCCGTGGCTTTTTGATCTGCGGCTTGTTGAGGTTTTAATTCAACTACTTCGTCTCCACCATCAATAGGAATCATACCTTTTCTAATTCTAACCTCATTTGGAGTTAATACCTGCATTCTTAAATATCTTTCATCTATTTGAGATTGAGTATCTTCGTCTGTCAAAGTAAGCTCTTCAAATTTAATTTTAAGGGCATCTGTTTTTTCCTGAATAATAGAGTTAATTCTTTTTTCTAATCTCATTTGAGCTGGACGACAAACTTGTTCTTTAAATGTTTTATCCGCATCTCTGGCATTTGCCAAGGATACTCCCTCTGGTACTCCAATTTTATTAATTGGAACTCTGTGTGCTAGCAAGATTTCGTCTCTATTTGATTGTCGATAAATGTTAAATGATGATTCTTGTGAGCCAGCTTCTACGGGCTCCATCTTAAATTCTACTTTGCTATCTGGAGTATCTGCTGGCAAGGGAATATAAAGTGACCTATGGTTTTTCCCTTTTAGACCAACCTGAAAAAACTCTAATAATTTACGCTCTGACTCTGGAGAAAGCTTGGCTCCCTTTACAGTAATAATATATCTTGGAACCGCTTTGTTTTCAAAATAGTCAAGGTTGTATCTGCCAGCAAATTCATTTCCAGTTAAAGCAACCTGTGCTGCAACAATATCTGGAATTCCATAATAGTTATTCATTGGTGTATACTTCTTCAAATGGATAATCTCATTTGGTCTATCTTCAGACTCGCCAATTGGATTTACTGTTTCTGTATCTCCAAAGTTTCTAAAAAAGACAGCCTTTCCATAAAGCAATTGCATAAAGCCATCTCTGAGTCTTCTGACTCTCATTGTCTTTGCGGGGATATGCCCAATGTATCCAATATCTCCAGCAGTAGTTCTTCCTATTTCAAGGTAGCCGTTGCCAGTTGATTCTAAATCTGTGTATACCTTAATTAGGGTTTCTGTAAATGTATCTTCATCGTTGGTGGAATCAAGCCAGTCTTGCAGATCTTGCTTTAACTTGTTTAATTTTTTTCTTGCTCTATTTAGCTGAACAGCATCTGTAATAGAATCAATAGCATCATTAGTTTTTCTTGTTTCCATAAACGAGTATCCAAGGCCAACTATGTTTGCAACCTTTGCATTAATTGCTGCGTAATTATAAGTTGAAACTTCATATATTTGAGATAAGTAGTCTTGGTTATAAATTGGCTGAACTAGATCAAACATAGCATAGCCTGTTACTGCTTGCTGCAATAGATTTTGTTGGGTTCCTGAGCCGTCTTGTCCAGTAAACGCTTTAGCAAAATCTCTATTTACTTTTCTTTTAAAATTAGACCCTAGTCCTCTTACCTTTTTAAGTTCCTCTAGCCCAACTGCAAATGGGTCTACGTGCTCTACTTCTTTTTTAAAAGAAAACATGTCAGAGCTATTTTTAATTCCAACTTCGTATTGCTTTTCATTATTATCTTCAACAAACTGGGTCATTGCATTTCCCCGCCTCTGAGTACTGAATCTTTATATTCACCAATATCTAGTTTGTCTGGAGTTAATCCCCATTTTAGTCTTTGGTTTTGATGTTCAAATTCTTCATCATCAATTTTACGCCGTCCAGATAAAAATTTAGGCTGACCCTCATAAATGCCATAATGCTTAACGGCATCTGTTAAAAAAGAAATCTTTGATCTATTTCCTTTTGTAGAGGTTACGGATAAGAAGTTCCCATCATCGTCTCCTATCCATCTACCGTCTGGCATCTCCCAGACATAAATTCCTAGACGAGTTTCTTCAATAATCTGGCTTTTTTGATTTAAGATTTCCATATGTATAACAGTTTACCATTAGTTGTAGCCAAAGTCCAGTTTTTGTCAAGTCTTTGTAACTTATATTCCGTATTTAGCCGTTTGTTATCCAAGTACTCTCACGTAGTTTGGAGTATTGTCAACTCCGTTGTCATCTTCAGATATAATTAGGCTTGGCCCTTGAATTATATTTGAATTGTCTGAGCGATAGAGACTGTAATTTTTTAATACGTCATTTTGTACAAATGCTTGGGTGTAGAAAGCTATGTTGTTATAAACATTAGAATACCCGTACTCTGTACCATCTTGATTTTGATTAAACTTTATGTTTGTTGCTGGAGAAGACAATGCTATTATCAAATAGTGAGATACTCCATTTAAAAAGAAATCAGATATGTTTGTAGAGGATGTCCTATTTATACCATTTACGTATATTGAAGAAATTCCAGACTTTGTAATGGCCCCGCTTGAATTCCATTTAAAATAAGAATCGGCAGAAGAAAACAAGACATTGCTATTCCCATCTGGAGAAAAAAACATTTCAATTGTTTGTGGATATGTAGAGACATCTGTAGAAAAACCATGACCCTCATACATAGAGATTCCATTATATTTATTTTGAATTCTTATTGGATAGTTATACTCTCCTATAGTGTAGTCATAGTCTGAATAAATTTTAAATCCTGAGTTGTCTGAGTAAAAATCTTTATTCAAATACATGTCTATTTCTAACCGATTAAAATACGGCAAATCAAAGGAGGAGTCATTTGTTGTCATTGTTACTCTTAAATCAAAGAAGCCGCTATGAGAGTTTTGATTTTTATTATAGTATGGGAGCGGTGAATTGTTTTTACATACCGCCCAATCTTCTCCTGGAACCATGATCTCAACAACTACATTATCAACATCTTGTCCATATATTAAATTAGATGAAACAATTTTTTCTGGATTGCCAACGTATAGGGTTTCCGTAAAAGAAAAAGTTTTTGATTCTATTGTAAGGGTTTTATTAAATACAATTTTTTGATTTGCTGCATCATAATATCCATCCTGAGAAGACAGTCTTTCTAAACCTTCAATTCCAGGATACCTATAAGATATTCCAGGCTTCAAGGAGCTTGAGTTTAAAGAAAAAAGTATTCCGTTATTTGTATATACAATTTGAGAAGGCTTAGTGTCTTTGTATCCAGCAGTATAATGAGACAGGATTCTATTTTCTTCAATCTCATAGTTATAGACTGCTGCTGCATCTACAATAAATTTTGACCCTATATTTGCAGGGCCTAAAGATAAAGATATAGATTCGTTTAAAAACTTAAATTCATTAAATAACGATTTCTCATTTACTAATTTACCATCAACAAATAAAGAAATTTTATCTTTTGAGTATATTCCAACAATATGAACTGCTTTGTTTTTTGAAACCTTATAGCATATAGAGTTGTCTTGGCTTACTTTAAATGTTATATTTTCATTTGTATAAAATATTCCTAGGTCATTGTTTATGTCTCCAAAAATACAATATTCTTCTACGTCTTCGTTATCTGCTTTAAACCATATTTCAAGTGCAAATGGGCTATCTGGGTTTTTATTTGTTGCTATACCCAGTGCCTTTAAGGATATTTCAGATGCTTCATTTATTTCTGTACCTCTTTTACCACCAGCAACAATTGGAAGGACTTCCATAGAAGAAGTTTCAATTGCATATCCTTCCATTGAGTTACCAGAATAATCAATGATTGGCAAACCGCTTACTGCGGCATAGGAAACTCCATTATCTTTTAAATCTTGATAGGTAGAGTAGGTTGATATTAAGCCTAAATATGCTCCAACTTCTCCAGAGCGTACTTCATCTAATAAAAAAAACGATAATGGATAATCTTGCAAGACAGTGTATTTATATGACATGTCTTACTTCTCTTCTAGTGCTTTAATTCTCGCAGTTAATTCTTGCACAGATTTAATTAAAGGGGATACAAATTGATCATATCTTAATCCTTGCATGGAATCTTCATCTGACATGTCTATTTGAACCCAACCAGCAAAATCTTCTATCTTGGCATCTACTAGAGATTCTTTAACTTCCTGAGCAATTAATCCATAATGTGTTCTTGATCCAGGTATTGATATTAGATCTCCGTCAACTATTTCTTTCCCTCCCTCAATAAATTTATATTTTACTGGGTTTAAAGAATTAATAAAATTAAGCCCTAGGTCGGTAGGAAAAACTTCTGTTTTTAATCTTTCGTCAGAAGTATTAATTGTACCTGTATTAGAATAAATAGTTTTCCAAAATTTATTTGAAGGAACTCCAGAGCCAGAATCTATTGGTTGTCCAATAGAGTAAAGATTTGTTGCAAGGGGGTACCAATTAGAGTTTACTCCATAAACAGATGTAGTTGGAATATTTAACGATATTGTTGTTGGGATTGGATCAATTGTTGCACTTGATCCAGGAACCCCTTGGATACCTTGCGCACCTGTGGCTCCAGTTGCTCCTCTAGGGATTGTAAATTGAAATACTGCATTTGTGGATGTCCCAGTATTTGTTACAGAAGCATTTGTTCCAGCGGTTCCAGTTATTGTTAAAGCATTTACTGCCAAAGTGGTAGGCCCTTGTATTCCTTGTGGCCCTTGTATTCCTTGTGGCCCTTGAGGCAACACAAGATTTAAAACTTGAGACGGACTAGATCCAGTAATTGTTGCACTAGCGTTAATTCCAGAAACAATATTTCCTACTGATAAAACGTTTGACGGACCAGGACCACCCAATACTCCATCAATTCCTCTAGGAAGAGTTAATTTTAATATAGCGTTTTCAGCAGTGCCAATATTTTGCACAGATCCAGCTGTACCTGCTGGCACTGTAGTAACTAGAGGGTCTACCTCTAAGGTGCCTGAAGGCCCCTGTGGACCTGGATGAGCGTCTAAGTAAGCATCTACGTCGGCAGCTAAATAACCTAAGTCTCTAGGAACATCAGGAGTGTCTGTATACTGAGGATATCTAAACCCTTTACCTGTTGTAGTCATTTTTTTATTATACCATTATCTTACTTAATATATACATGAACCGAACTCATATATCTAGTTCCAGAAATAATAGGCTTTACCTCATGAAGATAAGGTAACTGTGATGGAAACATTATCATGCTCCCAGCTTTTGGTTTAATAGTAATGTTTTGATTTGGAAAATTAATTTCTCCTCCTTCATAATTATCGTTTGGATAAGAAACTAAAGAAAATGCAAGGTCTGAATTGCCATCTTGTCCGTCAAAATGTGGGCCCATAGATTGCCCTTGATTCCATTTTTTAATCGGAACATGATTCAATTCTAGCCTATAATCATTTTCATCTAATCCATGTCCAGCCAAATATCTATTTGAACACATTTCAAAAGCCATTAAAAAGCTATTGCTAATATACAAAGTTTTTTTGTCTGTTGCGTCTGATCCCGTACTACTTTTTAATTCAGAAGATAGTATGTTTTTTGTTGCTCCATATATTATGGATGTGTCATCGCTTGCAGTCCAATTTTTCCATTTTGTAATTTTATTATAAGATAGCTCATTTAAATCGATTTCTTCAATAAAATCAACAAGGTGATCGGGGAAACTTAAAGCATTTTCCCAATACCATATATTAGGATTTAAAATTTGTAAGTCAAACATCACAAACTGCTTAAACTCAATATTATTTTTTATCACTCTACTTCCTCTGCTGGATATTTTTTACCTTGAGCGGTTATTCTTAATCCTTCTTGTCTAACCGCTTCCCATTCTGAAGCTTCTATTTTTTGATGAGCTCTTACTTTTGAAAGTTCTTCTGCCCATTTATCTCTTGTTTCTTGCGGATAATCTTCTTCTTCTCTATCATCCCAAAATGATCCTAGTGTGTATCGTATAGCTTTTTTTACTGTAGTGACTTCATGCATATTATGAAATCCTCCAGCAAATGTTACTAAAGTTCCAGTTTTTGGAACAATTTTTAATCCATGTTTAAAATTTAAAATCCCGTCTTCAAAGTCATCGTTTAAATAAAGAAAGGTTGCATATCTGCTTCTAGTAAATGCACCCGAGACTCCATCATTAGAGGTGTTGTCAGAATGCATATTTGCAAAAGCACCTGGTGCCCATCTTTGTGAGTGCCAACTTATTTGTGACATTTGTTTTGGATCTTTGCCAGCCATTTCTGCTGTTGCATCAATGACTCTTTGTCTAAGCAATTGAAAAAAATCTCCTGGAAGTCTAGATGCAATTGTATCTGGGTCATCTATATCTGGAGTACCAGATGAATATGACTCATAAAATGATATTGGCATCCACTTTAACTGTTCTTTTTCCATTTTAATTGCCAAAACATCAATTATTGATTTGCATTCTTCTGGTGTTAAAAAATTTTCATACTCAGTAATGTCTTCTTTGTGTTTAGTTATAATCATGTTTCTTTTCATTTTAATTTCCTTGGCCTTTCTTAGAAGCTACATATTCTTCGTAAGGAAGTAATTGTTCATCACTAAAATAAATCATGTTTCTTTTATCATCGTAATCTATTCTTTCCTGCTCCATTTTTGCCCATCTGTATGCACCAAATTTTCTTTGGTTTTCAAGCCATTCCTCTGTTCCATTGTGGGGAGTCATAATAAAATTTCTTACAAAAAACTTTTCATTTGTGTTAATTGTTTTTACTCCATGAAAATAAGGTTCAGTTGAAGGAAAAACCAAAATGTCTCCTGCTTGTGGCTTATGATTAATAAGCTTTTTGTCTACGTAAAACTCAATATCTCCACCTTCGTAATCATCATTTATATACATTGTACATGTTATAAAAAATTTATCTCCAGGCATATCTTTTTGAGAAGTTATGTGGTCTGTGTGGTATTGCATTGTCATGTTGTTTAGTAAAGTATCAATATTAGCGTTATACTTAGAATATGAGCATCCACTAAATCGCCAGCCATCGGGCAAATTAATTTTATGTCTTTGTACATAATCTAAGATTACTTTGTTATAAGCTTCTTCAACTTCTTCAACAAAATTTTTTTCTTTAATAAACATTTCATGAGATAAAGTATCAGCTAAAATTTCTTTACTATCTTTTTTTTGACTGTAGGTTCCAAAATGTGCCCAAGGATCCCAGGTTTTTAAAAAATATTTTCCTTTGGAGTTTTTTTCAGAATCATTCATGACGCTATACATTTGATCTACATCTTTTAAAACATTTCTATATACATCAATATTTGGGTAAAGCTCTACGTAATCTAATTTATTCATGGTTGTTTTTCTCCTGTATGTTTATTTATTGTCCAAAAAAATGGGGACGTAAATCTATTACCAGATTTTATTGGGCGTACCCCATGCGTATAATTCATATCGCCTGGGAAAAAATATGCTGCTCCAGCAACTGGCTGAAATTCAATTCCATGTTGTGGAAAATATAGCTCTCCACCTTCATAATCATCATTGAAATAAAATAATCCTGCTAGATCGTACCACGGAAAATCATTTGGTCTTCCTTTTTCTGGACCAGAATGAAATTCTTTGTCTGCATGAGGCTCTTGTCTTGTTCCAATTGGCCACCTAACAATTGCTGGACCAGTTTCTTTTGCATCAACATTAAAAAATGAATCAACTTGAATTTTTAATCTTGCTATCATGCTATACACAAGATCAAGTATGCCTGGGTCTGAAGCCATTAAAGAATTGTAAGTGCAAACTCTATCTTCCCAAACTTTATGATCATATAAAACTAATCCATCTTCATCTCTATGAGTTTCTGTTATATCCCAAATCTTATTATTTAATGCAAAGTTCATCAGTCTTTCTCGTTCATCTAAACTTAAAAAATCTCTAATTTCTACAATATTATCAGGGGAGTTTCCAAAAAATCCAGATGGCGTAATTGACTTTGGTCTATTATCGTTCCAGCTATTTTCTAATTTCATTTATTTTCTCCTTTATTTATTATATCATCATTTATTTTTAGCCTTATTGATTTTACTTGATGAGAACCTATTTTTCTTTTTAAATGATCTACTGCATCCCTATAAAAATTGGACCAGTTTGCTGTTTTATTTAAGTTGTATATTGCCTTAGAATATTCATCAGAATCAAATAGCGGTGATTTTAAGCTAGACAATGGTTTTAAGGTTATTTCTGAATTGTTTATAGAAACCAAATCTATTGGAAGTATTGCAATAATTGGAGTGTTGGCTTTTATTGTTATAACTTCATTTGGTTTTGTTATCATCCATGCTACTGGTAGCTCCCCTGCAAAAAATGATGTGCTTATTAATGTTGTAAATGGGACTGCTCCGTCAATAAAAAAATTTGGAACTGGCATAGAAAGCAAGCTTATATCTTTATTTGTTTTAAACATTATGCCTGTATTAAAGCTTATAGTTCCATTTGCTCTTCCAGAATAAGCATATTTATCTCCAGATAAAATTTTAACATGATCTGAAGTGCTATCTGAAATTCCATCCCAAATAAAAGATATATCTTCTGGAAAAGATATTCCCCATCCTAACTGATTTGTTAAGCTAACTGGAAAACATTTATATGCGTGAGCATCAAAAGTTGCGTTCATCCAATCTCTTTTAGCCGTTAAGCAATCAACTTTTCCTAATTCTTTTCTTATAACATAAGCTTCTATGCTATGCATTTTGATTTTTGCCAGATTTAATATCTTCTTCTAGCCATTTAGATCTCATTTGAATAAATTCTTGTTTATGAGAATGGTCGTTATAATCTAACATAGTTACAATAGAAAATTTTGTTCCAGATTCTACTGGCATTGCTCTATGAGAAAATAAATAAGTAGAAGGAAAAATATAAAGGTCTCCTGCTTTAGGCTTTATATCTAGTCCAATCTTGGGAAAATAAAGGTTTCCCCCTTCATAATCATCATTAACATAAGCTACTAAAGAAACTGTTGCGCTATAAGAAAATCCATGATCAGCATGCTCTTGAAAATGTTGTTTTTCGCCATAGCGAATGCAATTCATAACTTCCCAATAATTCATCTTTATATTGTATCTTGAACAATAATCTTCTACGGCAATGTTTTGAGATATTTTTAAATCATTCCATAGGCTTGAAACTAAATTTTGTGTTTCATTAATTGGATTTTTTATTTCTGCAATTTTAATATCTTCGCAATCTCTGTATGATGGCCTTTTTTCACTATAACCAACATATCCAAAAATCCAATCAAATCTTGACTCTCCTTCTTTAGCTGCTGATTCACCAATTTTATTAAGTCTATTGATTACGTCAATTTCTTTTTTAATTACATCTCTATATACCCATACACCTGGGAAAAGCTCTTCTTTAGAGGAAAATAAATAATTGTTGTTTAAATTTGTCATAAGTACATTGTATCATTTATGCTCATAAATCACAATAGCAAGGGAACGGCCCCTTGCTATTGTGATTTAATTTATTAGTAGAATCTATGTCCGCCAAAGCGGGGTGGTGCAAAGAAGTATGGTGGTGCGAAGAAGCTTGGTGGTGCGAAGAAGCTTGGTGGTGCGAAGAAGACTGGTGGTGCGAAGAAGCTTGGTGGTGCGAAGAAGCTTGGTGGTGCGAAGAAGCTTGGTGGTGCGAAGAAGCTTGGTGGTGCGAAGAAGCTTGGTGGAAAAAACGGTGGAAAAAACGGTGGCGCAAAAAATGTTGGGGACAAAGTAGTAACAGTGTTTGTGTTATTTGATGCCTCAGATCTTCCATTAGCGTTATCTGCATATACATTGTAATACTGTGATGTTCCAGCAGTATCTGCAATTGATATAGATAAAGAGGTTGTATTACCAGTTGTTGCATCATTTCCAACAACAAAATAGTTAGTTATTGCAGTTCCTCCATTTGCTGGAGCTACCCATGTAACTGTATTTGAGTTAACCCCAGCTGTTGCAGATGCGCTTGTTGGAGCACTTGGTTTTGTTGTAACTGTTACAGAATTAGAGGCAGCCGATGCTGGACCAGTTCCTGCAGCATTTGTTCCTGTTACTGTAATAGTTGTAATAGCACCTACTCCAAAACCAGTAATAGTTAGTGGAGAAGATGATCCTGTAGCAGAATGTGTTGTATTGTGTACGCTACAAAACCCTGATGCCGTAAAAGATGTTGCAGTGTTTGGCCCTGTTGGGGTAAATGTTACTGTAACTGCTCCATTCCCATAAGCACGACCTATTCCAACATTTGTTGCTGTTCCAATTGTTGGTGCATATGGTGTTAAGAAGTCATTTGCTCCTTGGCTCATTCTACCTGCTTGTTTTGACATATTTTATTCTCCCTTAATTCGTATTATGCTGATAGGTCTCCAAAGACCAACCATCCACTTGAAGTCTTCATTGCTGTTGCAACTGAGTTAGTTGTTCTAAACTTTAATCCTGGGGTACCTACCGCGCTGTTGGTTGAAGCAAATGATGCTCCAGTTCCTGATACTTGGTAGAAATCAACTGATTGTCCAGTTGCGTATCCTGTTGCTGGAAGGGTGATAACAACTGCTCCAGTTAGTGGAACAAATTTGTCTGCTTGTCCTGCTGCAAGTGTTGCAGATGCTGCGATTGCTGTAGCAAAGGCTGTTACTGATGGGACACCAGCCTTGGCTTGAGTTCCGTCTGAAAATACAATACCTGCTGCTGGAAGTGTTACTGTTCCAGATGCTGTAAGATTTACTACCGTTGCTGTACCAGTAAGTGCTGGTGAGGCCAAAGGAGCTTTTGCAGCTAAATTGTTTGTTAATGTTGTTGAGAAGTTTGCATCATTTCCAAGAGCAGTTGCTAACTCATTAAGAGTGTCAAGTGCTGCTGGTGCAGATGCTACAAGATTTGAAACTGCTGTTCCAACAAACGCTGTAGTAGCAACTTGTGTAGTTGCTGTTCCTGCAGTTGCTGTTGGCGCAGTTGGTACACCAGTAAGGGCTGGTGAAGCAAGCGGGGCCTTAAGGTTTAATTCTGTCTGAGTTGCAGTCGATACTGGCTTTGCAGCATCTGAAATATTATCTACAGAACCTAATCCAACCATAGTCTTAGTAATACCATTAACAGTGCCTGTAAAGGTTGGTGATGCTAGTGGGGCCTTTAGATTAAGGGCGGAGTTAACTGTAGCAGTTAAGGCAAGGGCAGATGTATCTGAAATTCCATGAACATTTGTTGTACTTGATGCATGTGAAGATAAATTAGTTGCTGTTGCTGTAATTTGTGTTTGTACAGAAGAAGTAATTCCATCTAAATAACCAATTTCTGTTGAAGAAACATCTCCAATTGATGTAGTACTTGGAAGAATAACATTTCCAGTAAATGTTGGTGAATCAATTGTTGATTTTAATGATAAGGAATTGTCTAATCCATCAATTTTTGATGTTGATATATAAGCCATATCAGATATTTTGTCATTTGTTATAGATAGATTTGCAATTTTTGCAGTAGTTACTGCATCTGTTGCAATTTTTGCAGTAGTTACTGCATTTGTTGCAATTTTAATTTCGCTTACTGCAGAGTCTGCAATTTTTGCAGTAGTTACTGCATCTGTTGCAATTTTAATTTCGCTTACTGCAGAGTCTGCAATTTTTGCAGTAGTTACTGCATCTGTTGCAATTTTAATTTCGCTTACTGCAAAGTTTGCAATTTTTGCAGTAGTTACTGCATCTGTTGCAATTTTAATTTCGCTTACTGCAGAGTCTGCAATTTTTGCAGTAGTTACTGCAGAGTCTGCAATTTTTGCAGTAGTTACTGCAGAGTTTTGAATATTAATTGCTTCAATTGAATTAGCAGGAATTGCTTCTAGCTTAGAATAAAGCTGTGCTTGAATTGGTGAATTTACTCCAGCTAAATGTTGAATTTCTAAATTAGTTATATCTCCAATTCTGGCCGAAGTTGCGTTTAAACGTCCAACTTCTAAATCTTCTCTTGTGTAGCTATTAAAATCTACTGTTTGGCCAGGTTCATTTGTTACACCTGCAAATAATTTCCAAATTCCATCTGTTGCATCACGAACAAAACCAGAGTGCTGATAGGTTCCATCATTAAATGCTGCTACAAAACCAAGGTCAAGAACATTTGATTGGTTTCCATCTCCAAGGTATATCATTGGGTCCTGATATGAAACATTTGTTGAATTTACTGTTGTTGTTGTTCCATTGACTGTTAAATTTCCACCAATATTTACATCATTTGCTGTTAATAAAACAACTGAGGTTACGTTATTTGAAAATATCTCGTCTGCTCCAATTGAGCCTAATGTATAAATGTTTCCATCTAAAGAATTTAAAGGAAGCTGATTTTGCGGAATCTTTGCGCTTGCATCAAGTGAGGCTACTCCGTTTGCCAATCCTCTGTCTGCAACAACAAGGTAGTCTGAAAGTGAGTTATTTATTCCACTTATTGCACTGGCTGTGTAATCTTGTGCAGTAATGATTGCCGTAGCTTGTGCTGCATTTGCTTTAGTTGTAGCATCTGTTGCTGCAGCTGCTTGTGCTACATTTGCTTTAGTTGTAGCATCTGTTGCTGCAGCTGCTTGTGCTGCATTGGCTTTTAATGTTGCTTCTGAAGTTGCAAAAGCTTTTGTTGATACAACATCTGTATCAACAGTAATCGTAATTGTATTTGATCCATCGTTGTATGTTTTTGTTAATCCTGCACCCATTGAAAGAGCAGCATCAATTGCATCTTGAGAAATCTCAGCAATTGCTACATCGGAATTGTTGGCATATACAAGGGCTGTCCATGTACTGGATCCGTTACCAAATTTGAATAAATTAGTGTTTGTTTCAACACCCATTTCACCTGCAGCTAATATTGGATTTGCTATGGTCCATTCTGAAGCCAAACCTCTACGTACTTGAATTCTTACTGTTGACATTATGCCACCCCTTTTATCTTATATATTGAAATTATAGCATTTAAATTATTATAATTTAGCATCATGCTACTAATGCTCCTGAATCAAAAGTCATTCCAAACTCTGTTGTTGTTGGTTCCCCGCCAGAAACAAATTTGCTTGTTTCTGATGGAGTGACTCCATTTGCTTGGATAATATAAGTTGGTTGGCCATTGTAGTCAATTGCTAATCCAACATCCATAAATGAAAGTACTAAAGCCTCATTTGAAATTTCTGAGTATAAAGCTATAGGCTGCCAAGTTCCATTAATTTGAACTTGTAGCCTATTTGTAGTTGTATCAAAAGATAAGGGTGTTTCGCCTAAAATTATATTAGAGTCAAATGTTGCATCTCCTGCTACATTTAACCCGTTTTTTACTCTAAAATTTTTATTTATTAGTGCCATTTAAGTTCACATATCCCCTAATTGTTTTTTGTGGGGGATTTTGAAAGGATCCCCCTAACCTTTAATACTTTATATTAGTAGTGTTCCTACAACAGTAACTTCTGATCTATCCGTATTTACTGTTACTAATAGATTTAAACTATTACCAATCATTTCTGCAGAAACTGTTGATAATGAACCATTGGTTCCAACAATTCCATATTCAGTAAAAGCAATATTATAAGAATCATCTACAGTCAAAAGAACCTTAGAGATTTCTGTATGGCTTCCATGGGAAACCTTAACAAGAAATTCTGCTGAACCATATTCATTCGCCGCGAAGGTATATACTGTATGAACTCCTGCTTCACTGGGGTAATATCTTGCAGCAACTTGCTTAGCAATGAAATTTAAATCAACTGTTGCAAAGTTTGGAGATTGGCCTTGAAGAGCATATCGTGCACGAGCATCTGTGAAATAAAGGTTTGAGCCCTCTTCAATATCGTCTGTGTCAAGTGCGTTGATTGCTGTTGTAGTAAAATTTTCTACATACGCTGCCGATGTAGCTATTGCTTCTGATTTAGTACCATTTGCATATATGACAAAAGCATCTCCCAGTGCTAATGTTTTGTCATCTGTGTAAGATTTAGCCTCTGACTTTGCTGCATTAGCCTTAAATATTGCATCTGATGCTGCTGCAGACTGTGCTGCTGAAGCATAACCTTGTGCGGCTATATCAAGATCAGAAATCTCTGAGTTAACATACGATGTATCTGCTTTAGTTGCAACCAAGTTAGCAACATCTGATGCATAATTTGGATTATCTGCAATTGCTGCTGCTAACTCATTAAGAGTATCAAGTAGTTCTGGTGCTGAATCAACAAGTGCTGCAACTTCTGAGTCTGTGTAAGCCTCTGCTGCGGCTTGTGCTGCGTTGGCCTTTGATGTTGCATCTGCTGAGGCTGTGGCCTCTGCTGCGGCTTGTGCTGCGTTGGCCTTTGATGTTGCATCTGCTGAGGCTGTGGCCTCTGCTGCGGCTTGTGCTGCGTTGGCCTTTGATGTTGCATCTGCTAAGGCTGTGGCCTCTGCTGCGGCTTGTGCTGCGTTGGCCTTTGATGTTGCATCTGCTGAGGCTGTGGCCTCTGCTGCGGCTTGTGCTGCGGTGGCCTTTGATGTTGCATCTGCTGAGGCTGTGGCCTCTGCTGCGGCTTGTGCTGCGTTGGCCTTTGATGTTGCATCTGTTGCTGCAGCAGATTGAGCGGCAGAAGCTGATCCATAGGAATCAAAGGTATTAGCATTGATAGTAAGATTTCCAACACTATCTACTCCAAATACTCCTGAGTCAACAGACTTTACAAGAGTAGCTCCTCCAACAAGATTGAGGATATAGGCATCTCCGCCTGTTTCTGAAAGTATATTTTGACCATTGACTGTGGCTGTTGTGCCTTCAACAATCAGACCTGATTTAATTCTAAAGTTTTTTACTACTGTTGCCATTTATATGACTCCTCTTATTGCTTTATTTTATTATACTTTTATTGCTGTTCTGATAAATCTAACTGAGATTGAGCCAGATATTGGTGCTACTCTTAGATTAATTATACCTGATGTTTCTTCAAAGGTATAAGAAAATAAATTTGTATCCGTTGTTGAAACTATGTTTGATTCAGATACTAGTACGTTAGTTCCATCTTGAACTACCGCTAAATCTGATGAATAAATGTCAAAACCTTTAGTAACTTGAAGTTTATAAAAAGCTGACCTCCAAGTATTTTTAGCAAAGCTGTCTATGGTTGTTACATTTTCTATTCCATAAACTTCTAGATCATTGTTTCCGTCTAATCCCAAAAGCTCTGAAATTGTGTCTGAGTTGTTGTCCAGATCAATTAATGATGTTTCTATTTGTTCAACTTTGTAGGACAAAGAATTTGGATCAGATGATTCTATTGTTCCAACAAATTCTTGAAGTGCTTCTATTGCATCATTAGCGTTTGAGTGTTGCTCAGAATGTGACGGCGCAGAAAGTTGATCAGACCCATTTGGGTTAATTAATTCGTCTATATTGTTTGGATAACTGGTGGCCATGTGGCTACCTCCTTATGTATAATATATTAATACTTATGTAATTATACACTAAATATAATTATAATTTACCACTTATTTAATGGACAGGTTGCTTCTTTAAGCTTTGTTTTTGCTGCCATAAAACAACCACATTTCTTACAAGTTTTAGTTAACTTAATAAGCTCTGGACAAGATTTACATATACTATATCTATTTTCAGCAATTTCTTCTGTAGTATACTCAGTATGTGGATTTAAAAAATCCCATGGTTTTACTTTTCTAGCAGATTCTTTTTCTTGATATTTGTCCCATTCACTTTTCAATATTATTCCATTTCGCCTGGGATTATAAAATCTTCATTAATGTATTTCCAGCCTACACCAATTATTTTAGCATATTTATGTTTTTCTAATGTCCACCCTACTAAAATAGGATTTGATAAAAGGATAGCTTTAATTTTTTCTGGACAAATTAAAGTATCAATAATAAAATTATCTTTAATCAAATTAATTGCATAAAGGTCTTCTTTTGAATAAGAAAGGTCTTCTTCAAATGAGTCTATTGTTTCCATTAAATCAGAAAACCATCTATCTGTTGCCATTGTTTCTACAACAGTATCTTCAATAATAAAAGCTAGAGGTTTTCCGCCCTCAATATTATTATCAATTCTATTTTGTTTTACTCCTGGAGTAGACCAATTAATTTCTGAATAAATAATCATAATCTATTATATCCTTTTGCAATAAATTTTGTCAAGCGTTAAGAGTAGCATTTTGCTCTGCTTCCGTCTGGGTTTCTTGGGGCGGTACATGCTCCAGGTGAATAGCATTGATAGTAATTTGTGCTCGAGCTGATATTAACATCGTAGGTTGAACATTGATAATATCCTGATGGTGTTTTAGATACATTTGGACAACCATCATTTACGGTTCTTCCACTTAAAGATCCAGCTCTTTGCGAACCACCTGGACACCATTCAGGGGCATAGTGATAGCTTTGAGTTTCTGTTGTAGAGTAATTGCAAACACAAGCTGGTGGTGCTGGAGTTGTATAACCGCAAACTCCATCTATTTGAGAATAAGAGCTATAGCTATAAGAAGACGTAGTTCCACAATTATAATCGTAACTTCCATTCCAATTTCCATTAATCAATATTTGTCTTTGATAAAATGTTGTTGTAGTTATTACATTTCTACTGTAAGTTCCACTACATTCTGAAGAATAAGAAGTACTTGTGTCATATGAAGTACAAGAGCCATATGTTGTTACTGGAGCAGGATTTATTGTTGTTCTAGAAGTTGAAGCGCTTGCACTAACTCCAGTTTGATTAGCACCACTGTAAACATAGGCTGTATATGTATATGTTGTGCTATATGCTAAACCAGAATCATATATTCCAGGAGAATATCTTCCATTTCCAGAAGAAATTAATCCTCCTCCAGATCTATAGACAGCCCAAGAATTTGTATTTGCAGAGCCCTCTACCGATAGAGTCATTGCTGGATTATTAGGATCTGAAAAAACAAAAAACCCGTCAAAACTTGGTGGTGCAACATAAACTGGAAGAGTATAATATGCTGTTGTACTTACTGACCCTTCTGAATTTGTTATAGTTGCGGTACATGAAACAGTTGTTCCATTTTGATCAAACAAAGCGTTTGCTGATCCATTATAAAAACTTGCTTGAGGCCATGAGTAGTTTACTGTTCCAGCAGGACTTCCATAACTATTAACCGACAAATTCATTGTTAAGCTTATTAATGCTGGATACCCTGAAACAGATGAAGCAGTAAGAGATGACGAATTTATAATAGGAGGGGTTGATGTTCTAATGGTGGACAAACTTACTTGTTTTCCTCCTCCTTGCAATCTTGATGCAAGGATGTTTGAAAAAGGATTTGAGTTGCTAGTTGGCCAAATAGATATGAAAAGTGTTCCTCTTTTTGTTGATCCTAGCTCTAAATATTTGTTCCCAAAAGAAGGCTCTACGCTTGTGCCAGGCTCTTCATTTATTGCTGGTAAAATTAATTCTGTAAATGTAACTTCTGACCCTTGATATTGAACATAATATCCATTAGCTCCTTTTGATTTTTCCCATAGCATGTAAATTCTTCCATCTGATACTGTATATGCTGTAAAACTTTGTATTGCTTGAGGACCCCAAATTAATCCTGATTCAAAAATAGCTGGAAGCGTTGATTCTCCAATTCCATTAGAAGCGTAAACTTTTACTCTAACTAGGTATCCAACCCAATTACTTGACAAGTAAGCACTTTGATTAGTTTGAGCAACTCCATTATATGTTAATGCTTGCCAGTTATAAGAAGAGTTAGAATAAGGAGCTGTTTCCCAAACATATCTATACGAGGTAGGAGAATTATCCCAGGTTCCATTTGTAGCAACTAAAGTTTGTTCTACTGATCCCATTGCGGTTCCAGTATTTGATTGAGAGTAAGATGGTAATGTTAAATTTGTTGGAGCTCCAGTAGAAAAAAGTTTCCACTCTGTTCCATTAAACATATATGAGGCTTTAGATTCATTCCAGTTAGTCCCATTATGAATTTGTATTTTTTTGAAAGGATTCCAGCTAGAACCGTCAAAAATGTTTAGCGGCATATGAACTCCTTAATATTGTATGTATATATCGCCAGCAGCATTTCCACTAGATGGCGGTGTAGCATTTGTTCCATAACTTATTTTATTTACATTTGATCCGCTTACTCCATTTGTATATCCAGTAATTACTGAGCTTCCAAGAGAAATTGCAGATCCGTTTACGGTTATAAAATTATTTTGTAGCATTGAATTTGTAATAGTTGGCAAAGCAGAAGATAAAATTTTGCCAGATGAATCTAAACCAGCAAATCCTCCATTAAGATTTCTATCAGAATCTAAAACATAAGAGTCTAAAGAGTTGTTAATTCCTGCAATAGCAGAATCAGTATATGCTTCAGAAACAATTTTTGTTGAATAAGGAATTAATGATTCACTAAGCAAACTTTTTGTAGCATATTGGTCTGCTGCATTTAGTTTAGAAAGATATGTTTCTGATGCTAATTCAGAAGAAAGTTTTGTTTCAACTAACGTTGTTAAAACATCAGTAGATCCTGAATTTTGTTCTAATGCTGTTGCTAATTCGGATAATGTATTTAAAGTTTCTGGGGCAGAACCCACTAGGCTTGCTATTTGTGCTGCAACATCTGCAGATCTAGCTATTGATGTTGGAACTGAGGACTCTAAAATCTTACCAGATGAGTCTAGTCCAGAATATCCTCCATCAGCATTTCTATCAGAAATAAGAGCATAGGAATTTAATGAGTTATTTATTTCTACTCGAAGATCATCAACTGTACTATTTGCAGATATTAAAATAGCAGTTCTTGCATTATTTGTTGCTGAAATTGCTCTAGCATTTGTAAAGTATAAATTAGTTCCTTCGGCAAGATCGGTAGTAGAAGATATATTTGATCCTCCGCCAGGAATAGAGGCAATAGCATTTGCAATTTCTGGTGCCACCGCTTCCTTAGCTCTTAAATCTGTAAAGTAGAGATTAGATCCTTCTTCAATTTCTGAAGTTGTAATTAAATCAATGGAACTTTCTATAAATCCTTCTGCGTGTAAATTTGCTGCTTCAATAGCGTCTAGATATTTTTGATTTGAATAAAAGGTTGACTGATCTAAAATTTCATTGCTTTTTAAAGTAGCATCTTCTGCTGCTGCAGCTATTGCTGCTGTTTGAGCAGCATTTGCTTTAGTTGTAGCGTCTGCTGCTGCTGCAGCTATTGCTGCTGTTTGAGCAGCATTTGCTTTAGTTGTAGCATCTGTTGCTGCTTCAGCTATTGATTCTGATTTAGATAAAGAAGATTTAGTTGTAGCATCTGCTGCTGCTGCAGCTATTGCTGCTGTTTGAGCAGCATTTGCTTTAGTTGTAGCGTCTGCTGCTGCTGCAGCTATTGCTGCTGTTTGAGCAGCATTTGCTTTAGTTGTAGCATCTTGAGAGGATAAGTTTGATAAACTTAATATTTCTTGATCTACATAAACAATGTCAGATTTTTCAGAAATTAAATCTATAATATTTGAAATTGATCCAGAATTTTCTTCTAATGCAGCAGATAATTCACTTAATGTATTTAAAGCTTCTGGGGCAGAGTTAATTAAATCAGATATTTTATTTGCAGTATTTGTAGCTGCTGCAGCTATTGCATTAGCAGCTGAACCAGAAATATCAAAAACTCCAGAGCCAGCGTTTACAACTCTTTCTTGAGTAAAATATAAATTTAATCCTTCAGAAATAGAAGAAGTTGTTATTTGGCTTATTTCATTTTGAATTAATCCTAAAATTTCATTGTCTAAAACCAAATCAGGAAGTTGACTTGATGGCACTTTTCCAGTGTCGTCTAAGCTTGCAACTCCATTTGGAAGACCAGGCTTTAAAGCATAAGAAGTAATTTCATTCCATCTTTGGGAACCGTTTCCTACTTTAAACCTAAGTGTGTCTGTTTCTATTCCAATTTCACCATTTAAAAGTAATGGGTTGTTTGATACCCAGTTTATTGCGGTATCTCTTCTTAGTTGAATTTTAATTGCCATTATGAATTTCCTCCGTCAAGGGAAGGGGCATCAAAATCTTCTGAGCCTCCTCCTCCTAGTATAGTATCTTGTGTTTCTGCTATTCCGTCAAAAAGCCCTGCATCAAATAAAGTTTCTTCTACAAAGAGGGGGTTATTAAGATTGCTTAAGGGTAATCCTCCGTCGTAGCCAATAATCTCTGGAAGAACTAGCCCTGGAGTGCTAGGGTTTTCAAGATTTTTAAAATCAATTTGATTTTGAATATCTATTGTGTGAACATCTCCATTAAAAGTATGAGTGTGCATATAAAATGGTGTTGGATCAGTGCTTGGTGGAGTAAGCTCTATCCAAATAGTTCCGTTATGAACACGTAAATTTTTAGTTATAGTATTTATATAAACTTCGCCTACTTGTCCAAAAACTGGGTCCTCTATTAAAGCCAAAAGTCTTAGGGGAACCAGCATTTTCCTAGACATTTTTTATCCTACTACAACTACTCTATATTCTCCAGCAGATGGAGCAGAGGCAAAGTTAATAACTACTGTGTCGTTGCTTGATCTTAAAACATCTGCTTCTACTTGAGCATAAGGTATTGCAGATTCAAATATTTGAACCGTTACATCTGTAGTCCCTAAATTATGAGATATAGTGTATGATGTTGCAGAAGCTCCCAGTGTTTGAGAATATTTCCTAGCAATTGAATGGTAATCAGAACCATTATTTGTCAATGTCCATTTATCTGATGTTTCATTCCACAGTATTTCAACATCTAGTTCTGTTCCGCGCTCTACAACTATTCCTGCATCTGTTGTTGGAGTTCCAGTAAAATTGCTATTAAGGTTTATTTTATTGTCTTCGATGTTTATCTGAGTTGTATTTACAGAATTAACTGTTCCAATTACATTTAGATTTCCGCCTACTTGAAGATTTCCAACTATTTCAACATTTTCTGGCAATCCAACAGTTACTGCTGCGTTATGTCCGCTATTTGGAGAAACAGTTATTTCATTTTCTGTTCCAACAATTGTTGCTACATAGTCTCCAGTTGTTTGTCCATCAATATCAATATTTTTAACAGATACAAGTCCATCTACAACATTAAAATCTAATCCATCAAAGCTTGCAATTCCTTTATTTGTGTTTGTTGCATCTTCACCAGAAATTGTAATTGTATGTAGGTCACCAGAAACTGTATACTGTGTATCTACACCTTCTCCCCCAACAAATTTAATTGAATCTGTAAGAAGGTCTAATTTATATCCGCCATGAGCATTGTCTGCTCCAAGATCTAGTTGGGTTGCAAGGTCTACCTCTGATGCTTCAGTTAATTGTCCTTGAGCATTTACTGTAAACGTTGGTATTTTTGTAGTAGAGCCATAAGTTCCAGCATCTACTGTTGTATCTGTAATTCTAATTGTTTCTGTAGAAGAGGAATCATTGTATGTTGCTGTTATTCCAGTTCCGCCAACAACTGTTTGACCAATAACATCTTGAATAACTTCCTCAGAAGCAGACATCGGCATCCATGGGCCATTTGGTGATGCTAGTCCATTGTAATAATACATTACATTGTTTGATGTATCAAAATAAACTTGACCAGATACTGGACTTGAAGGAGCAGACCCTAAGTTTTGAATTCTAGCATTGAGTAATTCGTTTTTATTAAGATCAATGCTAACTAAAAATTTTCTTGCCATTTTTTATCTCCTTTTTAGGACAGGTATGCTGTCCCCGAAAATGGCTGGGCCATTGTCAATGTTATTTGGTTAATACTATTATAGTCTATTCCTGTTTCTAACAAGTCCCCTGAACTTGACTTAACAGATACATTAGGGTGAAACTGTAAATTGTGATTTATTGCTACTGAGTATATTCCGTCTACTGGACCAGTAATTTGACTCATTTCCCAAGAATAAATATACGATATTTGCTTATCTAAAATAAAGCTTCTATTAATATCCCAAGTATCTGTGCTTGCAGATTTTGGCCCCCAAAATCTTGTTGTCAATAAATCAAAATAAAAGTCTCCAGGAACACCTAAAGTATTTAAAGGGTTTCCTTCTCCACTTATAATTGTTCTTCCTGGAGAACCTGAAGCTCTTACTACAACTAAGGGATTATTTTCTGTAACAATTAGGCGGGTTGCCACTATAAAGTTACCGCCCTATTTAATGTTAAATATCCTTCTAACAATCTAGTTGTATTTACGCTTGGGTCAATTAAAACTAAATCATATGCTGATTTTGGATAAAATAATTTTTTTGTTCTAGAAGGAGAAACTGAAATTGATAGTTTGCCTAAAGATGGAGTAATAACTATTCCATCTTCTTCTGTTAAAGTAAATGCCAATTTTTTTCCACCTTGAGTATCTCTAACTTGCATTTTTGCTGTATGATGATTTAATTGTATAGGAGAGTTATCTTCGTCCAAATATTGGATTTCAAATGTAAATGTTGCATTTTCGTCTACCTGAAAATTTTTTTGAGCTGCCATTTAATTACTCCTAAAAAAGGGATACCCTTACACTATTTTAGCATAAGGGTATTCCTAATTGACTAATAATTACTCTTTCTTAAATCCAAAGCTTTTATCGCTTGGTGATAGTGCTTTTAATATTACTGGGGCAATTGCAGCAAAGCCTGCGGCAATTAGATCTGAGGGCTTTGTGTTGCCAGTCATATATAAAGCCATTGCTGCGGCTAAAAATGCTCTTCCATAAGTTCCTAATGCGGATAAAATTTGCTCTTGCATTGTTACTTTCCCATCTTTATTTAAATCAGCTTTATCAAATTTTTTGACAGCCATATTATCATCTCCATTTGAGCATTGTTGCTCATGAATTTTGGTTTTACCCAATATTGTTATTTTACCATAATTAAAATATATCTACAAGCTCGCAGTTACCATCCGAGCTGCAAGCTAAAGTACCTGTTGGAGATGTTCCGTCTTCTGTCTCATAAAAAGATAAATCTTCCCATCTAATATCTTTTGGCATTTTGGAAACTAAAATCTCATATTCTTCTTTGCTTACTTCTTGATAAGGAGCCTGTTTATAAGAATGTTCTGAGTGAGGCAAAAATGATATACCTGAACATTCATCAAAATGCTTGTACACCCATGCTCCAACTTCCATCCACTCTTCTTCTTTTACAGAAACTGTAATAGAAGGTTTATGCTCACACCATGCACGTTGATAAACTAACCATAAATTTAAATGTTCAATTGCAGTTAAATCATTTCTTGTAACTGCTCCTTCTGGTGATTTTACAGGAAATGAAAAAACGTAAGTTTCATTTGGCTTCATTACATCATCTTCTACGGGAATTCCAACTGATTTTAAAAATTCGGAAATTGGATCTGCTTTAGATCCACGAACAGTTCGAATATAATACTCTGAGTGCCAAGCATGCATTCCAGAAGAAACTCCAACAAGCTGGGAAACTGTTCCAGAAGGTTTTACGCAGGTAATTGCGGCAGATGGATTAATTCCAATTTTTTTAGCTTCAGAAACATTTACATTTACTGCACTTTCCCTTGCTGTCATAAGAAAAGCTTCTAAGCCAACTAAATCTTGTTTTCCTGACATAAACTTATGACCAAACTGGCCAGTTAAAGAAACACCCAAGAGCCTTTCTTCTTCTGTATTGTCTTTCCAAATCTTTCGAATGTACTTGAAGTCTGTAATTGTTGACTGCCATGTACCAAGAATTGTTGCTAATCTTACTTTATTAATAATATCTTCTTTTGTATCTTTTTCGCGCAAGACTACTTCTGAAAGATTACAAAATTGATAAGGACGAAGAATTATTTCTGAACAAGGATTTGTTCCGTAATGAATTTCTGGATCACGTCGGCCATACTTAGCTGCTTGTGCTTGCGCTGCTGCAACATTGTATATCCCTCTTTCCCCTGATTTAGAATCATAAAGATTTTTCCACTCTGTTATAAATTGTTCCATCTGAGGCTTGCGAGAGTAAGCAACAGAATTATTTGCTAAAGCACGTTGTCCATTATTTTCCCACCAATTACCTGATTTAGCAGAAGCCATTTCAATATCATTAATATTTGACAAAGAAATCATTGCAGAACGACGAACTCCTCCAACAACAACAATTTCTCCAACCTTACACATAATGTCATGTGCTTCAATAGGCTTTAGTTGTCTTCCAGCAGCAGACTTAAACTTTGCAATTGTAAAATCAAATAGATTTACAAGTGGTTGAGGCCCAGATGATCTTCCCCCCATTGTTTTAAGTCTTGCGCCTGATGGTCTTACCTTAGAAACATCAATCATTGGAATTTGTCCTGACCAAAGTAAAGCCAACAGTTCACGATAAGCTTTTGCCCATCCTTGCTTTGAATCTTCTACTGTAATAACGGTTGTTGATTTTTCAAAAGAATCTGGAAGGGAAGGAAGTTTATTAACATATTTGTATTCAACAGAAAACCCAACTCCCGTGCCACACATTGATATATACATCGCTTCATCAAAAGATCTTGGTGAATCTACTGGCATAAATGAACAATTGTATCCAGCTACATTATCTCTATTTAATGCTACTCCAGCAGTCATTACAGATCGCATAGATGGCATTACATTTCTTTCAAAGACTGCTCTTTTAAGTTCTTCTACTAATTTTGATTCTGGCTCATACCCATGATTATCAAAAAGGTGGTCTAGCATAAAAGAAAAATATCTATCTACAGTTTCTCCCCAAGTTTCTCTTCTGTTGTCCTCAGGTATCCATCTTGCATATCTTGATAGTGCAATAAAGTTTTCATATGGGTTTTCAATAGTATTTTTCATGTGTATTCTTTCCTCCGCCTAACGGTTTAATTGTTTGTGTGAGTTCTAATTGTACCAAAGTTTTTTATAAAACAAAAGAAAAATATTTTTATTATTATATTTTAGTTAATTGTAATTATGTTATACTTCTTATATGCATTATATGATTTATATGTATTATGTATTGATTTACTGACCCCCCGACCCCCCTATTGGAAGTATACTATTTTGATATTCTTTGTCAAGAAAAATTTATTTGACAACGATTTAATATCAATGGTATGATTATATTTCGCTATCTCTAAAGGAGGAAATGCCAATGGAGAATATAAAAGAAAATTTGAGTGCTGTTATCCATCACTGGACGGCAATTGCAGTAGCAACAATGTTTTTGTTTTCAAATACAAGTACAGTTGCTTTAGCTCAAACAACAATAGTACAACCAAAGACAGAAGTACAACTTAAGAAAGAAACCTTAGAAAAGTACAGCAATACTGTTTATAAGCCTTCAGAAATGCTTACAGATGAAGAACTAAAAAATCTTCTATTAACTGTAGGGTTTGAAGGAAAAGCCCTTAAAACGGCTTGGGCCATTGCAAAGCGGGAGTCTAATGGACGACCACTAGCTTATAATGGTAACAGAGCAACTGGAGACAGTTCTTACGGAATTTTTCAGATCAATATGCTGGGTAATCTCGGCGTACATCGTCAAGAAAAATTTAATTTGAAGTCAAACAATGAGTTGTTTGACCCAACTAAAAATGCAGAGATAGCGTATCACATGACCAATGGCGGAAACGATTGGTCAGCTTGGAAGGGGTTAACCCCAAGAGCAATGGAATTTTATTTAAATTTTCCTAGTAACTAGAAAGGTTGTAAAATGAAGATACAATACGTGTCTACATACATAAACCTTTCAAAAGAAGGCCTTGTCCCAAAGCTTACATGCCCACAGGATCAAGGTCTTCTTTTATGCAATGGGGATGGGGAATCTCTTGTTTATTTATATTGCCTAGATTGCGATTATAAAAATACATTAGGTTTACAAAAATACGATAGTATAGTAAAATTAGTAGATGAGCAAGCTAAGTGATTTTGAATCATACATACTTCCAGTAACGGATGCTATGGGAAGAGAAATTTGGTGGGAAGATGCAGGAAGACCAGAAGACATCAAATAATTTAGAAGATAACCTTCCTATGGTTACATATATTATGCTTCATAGGATTTATGATTTACTTAGTTTAATTGCTAGTAAAGTTGCAGATTCAAATGATGTTCAAAAAATGATTGAGTATCACGAGGCGGGGTACCTACTGGGACCAGTTCCGTCATTTAACCCAGGAGAAGAAAATGAATAAAGAACAACTATTAAGTTTTATGATAGAAGAATTTGAATTGGCTAATAAACAAGCCATGGTTGGATCTGGAATAAGTGAATCAGAAGCAGATTTAAAAAATTCTGAATACCGACTTTCAATAAGCATGCTTCTTTCACAGGTTGTGGAAAAAATGTTTGAAAAAAATATTTTTTAAATATTGCTTTTTTATTTAAAATGTAATAACATTGAATTTACGTTAGTTGAGTAAATCCTAACGTATGCATGAAAATGCAAATAAACCCTTACGGATCCGCCTCCGTAAGGGTTTATTCATGATATAATAATATTGTGATGACTAGGAACCATTTTTCAAAATATATGGCGAGCCCCCAATTTCAATTTGAACAAAGGGAAAATAAAGAACATAAAAAAATTTGTGAAAGATGTAAAGAAGGATTTATTAAGTTTTATTTTAAAAAAATAACAAGAAAGGCTGGTATAAAATAATGTTTTATGATAGAGAAGATTGTATTAAGGCTTCATTTTTTCCTGATGATTATGAAACACCTAGTGGAGTATTTATATTTAAAGGATTTTATACAGATGAAGAATGTAAACTAGTAGAAGATGGATTAAGAGATTACGATCTTGGAGATCAGTACAAAGACACTCTTATAAGTTGGTATGCAAACAAAGTCAGTCCACCACTAAAAGAATTGCACGAGCTTTGGGAAAAAGCAAGCGATTTGCTGTATCCAGAATATGTAATGCATCCTCAATCAAATGTTCTTATAATTACTCCAGAAATGAACGAAGGAATGTTTACTCATTCTGATTCTCCTGGAAAAGGTGAATGCCACAGATTGTCACAGGTTGATGTTTGGAAAACTTGCTGTGAACTTGACTATGGCCTCGTAGCGTATTTTGGAGATTTTAAAGGCGGAGAAGTTTTTTACGTAAATATTGACAAAGACGGAAACAAAAAAAATGCATCTGAAGAAAACAACCAGCTAATAGTAAAGCCAGAAAGAGGAGATTTAATAATTCATGGAGCATTTAATCCCCACGCTCATGGAGTTAAGCCAGTAACATCTGGAAAAAGATATGCTTTTTCAAATTTTGTATTAAAGTCAGAAGATAATCCAGGAACTTTTTATAATTATAAAACTGCAGAATATTACGAACAAATTAAAGATAAAGATTCTATGAACCTTAAAGATTTTATTGGAACATGGATGCAGCCATTAAAAGAAAATCCTCAATTTACAAGAGCTCTTATTAATAAATATCAGGCTTCTGGTTTAGAAGGAACTGATTTATCTAGTAAATTTATGGGCGAATTTAAAGAACATTAATTAGTCATATAGTGCGAAAAAAGTGCGCCGCGAGAAAGAACCACATTTAGTCAACTAGGATCTATATGTTTCATGTGAAACAATATTATTTCAAATACCCATATGCAGCCTTCTAAAGGCTCAATTAGGCTTTACTAGCCTTTTGGCCTATCCAAGGACGGGCGGGAGCAAATAAGACCCCTTAGATCCATATACTACAATATAGATTGAACAAGTAAGACAAGGTATAGACTAAATAAGAACAAGGATAGCTTTAGTAAGAGGTTATAGTTCATTATCGTCTTCTATGTCAAAGATATCTTTTATCCCGCCTATTTTTTTAACTTCATATAAAAATATAAATACTGGAGACAGTATTACAGAAATTATTAAGATAAAATTAAAGTACTTTTTTTTCATATATGTGATCTCCGCATAATTTTATTAGCTCCCCTTGTTTAGTTAGCTTAGATGTATACGCAAAGTTTTTGCAATATGCACATCTAGGTTTACGCCTGGGTAATAGTCTCATATAGTAATTATACTATATAAATATTCTAGTCAACTGCAATATCACTAAGCTTTGTAGAAAATAAGTTCCATATCTTTGCCATATACTCAGGTTTTAATCCATCTACTGGATGAGGAGCATCTTTATGTGTCATAGACGGAGTTAGCTCAGGAACTTCTAATGCATCTAGTATATCTTGTTGAGTAATAATTATTTCAAATCCCGCTTTTTTTGAATATTTGTGCAATGCAGCTAAAAACTCTCTATTTTGATCTATTCTCTGCTCTACAGTGTAGTATGGACTAATCCCTTCATGTTTTAGCAGCATCTCAGTAAACTGAGGTAGTGGCTCTATAACTACAACACGAGAATTAGGAAAGTTTAATTTAATATTATCAATAAAGCTTTTTACTGTAGCATCTGCATTTTTATATTTAGGCAAAAATGTTCTAGTGTCTACATATCCCATCCATAAAGCTAAAACCCCATCATCTTTAATTATTGAAAATGGTTGTGGACTATGGTTGACTGTTCTAGCAATTTCAACACCAGAAGAAATTTCATCTTCTTCTTGCATTTGCTCAATGCTAAACCCATACATTTTTTTAGCAGCTTTAGGCCATGGCACAAAAGTTACTTCATGTTTTTCTGGATAGTAATGTTCTATTGCCCTAGACAAATGACAATCGCTAATCATATAAACATTTTTCATTTTATTTTGTTTTTTCTAGTATTTCTTTAAGATCAGAATAAATTTTCCAAGCTTCCCAGGTTTCTTTTGGGTACATCTCTAAAACTAATTCATCAATAGTTTTTCTAACTTCTGCTTTTTCACGAGGCATTCTATTGCCTAATTTTTCAATATATTTCATTTCTTTAAAAATTTCTAAAGGCAAAATTTTAGTTATCTCACAAGAAATTTCTAAATATTCTTTGCATTGTTTAACAAACTCATCTGGTTTGAGGGTAAGCATTTCAAAGGTTAATATTTTTGTATTATTTACATTGTCAATATCTTTAAAAAACTCAATGTATCTGTGTTCTTCCCATGTAATTACATTTTTTATCCCTTTGATGTCACCAGGCTCAACTAAATGTTTGTTTCCAATAAACGGATAGTGATTAGATGTTGTTACCCATCTTTCTGCACCAGATGCAATTGTGTTGTATGGGTTTCTTAAAATAACAATTTGCTTATCGTCATTTTTTATTTTATTTATTTCATGTGTTGCAGGTACTGAAACACCTAGAAAAGAACTGCGTAAAAGCTTTGACGCAAAAGTAATTCCAGATCCCGCTGGGGAGGATATAAATTTTTTGCTCATATGTTTATTATACCATTTTTAATTTGTAGGAGTACTTGGATTTGAACCAAGGATCTTTTGTATATAAGACAAATGCTTTCACCAGACTAAGCTACACTCCCTTAATTTAGGAGTTATGTATTCGTATATGATTATTATATGTCATGTAGGCAAAAGAAGATTTTACTTGGACTTCCCGCCCACAAATATCACACACAATTACTCGCATATTAAAATTGTAGCACAGATAATCCTAGTTGACTAGTATTTGAGATTTTATAAAATGTTAATAAATTTTTAACATGTATGATACAGTATCTAAAAATGAATTTTATTTTTACATAGTCCGCACATACTGAGCGTGAGTGTGATGTACTTCACAAAGATATTTTTCAATTTGTCCCTAATGTCCGAATTTAAACTTGTTATTTGTCAGACCCCCCTGCTAGTATTATAGTATAAGTTAAATTAACTTAGATTAACAGAAAGAAGAACAGATAATGACTATCACATACTCAATTTGGCAAGGCTCACGCTTACTAAGCGTAGATAATGTCGCTACAGAAATTAAGGCAATAGATACACTCATCTCATCACTCAACGCTAGCGACTTAGGCAAGATAAAGAAATTTCACGCTAACGTTATGACTCTTAAGGTAGGTAAATAAATGATTATTTATGCAATAGCAGACAGTGCTTATTCAGAGCCAGATTATTATTTTACAACAGAAGAAAAGGCAAGAACTTTTATCGCTGATGAGATTACTAAGGAAAATTCTTACAATTTAGAAAACGGTACTGAGTTTACAAATGCGCAAGATTATTATATAAAAGTAACAGAGGTACAATAAATGAATCAACTTACAGAAACTTTATTTTCTACTATTGTTCACGATTATCATAACGGCGGTATTAAGTCATCTTATGGTTTAGATACTTATACCCGCAAGGAGATCCTCTCCTATCTTATCCGCTCTATGGGTTGTGAGTGTATTAATTGTCTAGTGTGATACAACTCACACCCTAACCCTAGGGCGTGTTGCTATAAATGTCAGTGCTATGCGCTATAATTCCTACTATAACTACTAACGAAAGCAGAAAAGATAATGACTATCAAATACTCAATTTGGCAAGGCTCACGCTTACTAAGCGTAGACAATGTCGCTACAGAAATTAAAGCGATTGACCATTTAATAAATTCGCTAAACGCTAGCGACTTAGGCAAGACAAAGAAATTTCACGCTAACATTTCAGACATAAAGGTGACCAACTAATGATGACCGTATGGGACACTATTCAAGATGATGTAAAAGACCAATACGCTTACCTCAATGAGGTAGATGAGGAAAAAGATAGTGATGAATATGACATTTTTAATTTTTCTAAGGCTATTGAGATAGACCATCTCACAGACGAACAACTAGATGAAATTGCTACTATGCTAGGGGTTAAATAAATGAAAGAATTTATCATAGCCCTACTAACCTTACAATTATTGAATGCTATTTTTCTAGTGCCTTTAATACTATGGGTAATTAAACAAAATAAGAAATTGGGCAACTAATGAACAGACTACTTACTAGCCTAGTACAATTAGCCCTTGCTATTCCCGCCCTATACCTAGGGCGTATGATGTGGCGCGAGATCGTAGCCGATTTTAGAGAGTGGGATAAATCACACTAGCCCTACGGCGTGTCGACTTGACAAGTCGGCAAGCTCCCCCACACTTGGTACGGGGTCGGGCGTGTCGTTAAGAGTGTGATATAAAACACCCTGAAATTTGTGAGTAATCTCACACGCAATTTACACGCTCCACATAATGAGATTATTTTGCTAGGATTGGATAATGTCAGACCCTTCTGGTATTCTTACAGTATAAGAAAAGTTAAAGTTTAACTTAAAGAAAGGTTATCAAATGATAATACTAAAAATAAATAAGTGCTTAGAGCACACACCTAATGAGAGCGCTATCTCATTCTATCAAGATACAGAATACACATTCTGTGAAGTTTGCGAAATTAACATTGAGCAATTCTGGATTTTTGATGATGAGGATAGACTTCCTTTTGCTACAGGTTGGCAGGTATCTAACTAATGTTTAGTCAATGCTTAAAATGTGGTTACATAGCAGACCCTCAAGATGTTTGGTGCATGGTTTGCACACCTAAGTTTTCACAGCGTATGGTACGCGTTACAGAAAAGGGAAAAAAATAATGGAAGATTTCTATGATGAATTACTTAATGATTGCTATGGAGAAATCAAGCTTGGCAATTTAGTTTTTTCTCCCGCTGAAATTATCAAACGCCTTGACCCTATCGCTTATCATCAAGGCTTGTTAGATTTTGAGGACACAATGCGTGAAAATGTAAGAGAAGAAAAAGATGAAATGATTTCACAACTAAACGAAGAAAAGGAAAATTAATAATGGAAAACATACAACAG